CTACAGGAAAAAACTTGTGCTGGCTGCGGCAACAAATGGAATCACGATACAGTCTGGTGTCCTGAGTGCGCCATCAAAAGGGCCGACAAGCTACAGGAGCAGACACGGTGTCGTTGTGGCAGAGAACTCGACACGGTGGGTAGGTGTGAATATCACGGATTGCCAGCCGAAGCCAAGCTACAGGAGCAGAAGGACGATGAGTGTAAGGGCTGCATTGGCATTGTCGATGAACATACCTGTAAGGGCTGGCAGGACTATCAAGACCTACTACAAGAGCAGAAGTGATGTTCAAGTGCAAACATCCATTCTGGGCGCTGGCAGTGGAGAAGGAGCAGACAGTCACGGTGGCTGATGATGATTTTGAACATGTGGATTATCACTTGCTTTGCAGAAAGTGCAGCGAGCTACTGACGCTGAAACATGCCAGATGTATTGGCGGCGTTGATGCCTTTCTTGCTCGCAGTAGAGAGGTGTGTACTGATGGCTGAGAACCCGAACAACAACGACTACATGGGCTTAGGTCCACAAACGAAAGTCCCGAACACGAACATGGACTCACGCTACTTGATACCGTCAAACGGGATGCTGCGCTTCGTGAAGCGTAACGTGCCCACTGAGAACCCAGACGTGATGGAGAAGACGTGCATCCTGCAAGAGTACGGGTACAGCCAGATACTGGGTGAATCAGACTGGTTCGATGTGCCACTGGTAGAGGATGAGACGTGACCAGAATGCTTCATTGGTGTGATTGGCGGAAGCCGTGCCAGATTTGTGACGATAACATGAGTGCGCCGACCTTTAATCTCTGGTGCTGGCTGTTCGGTCACGCATGGATCATGCAGGGGGAGCCGATCATACACGTGGAGCGTAATCTGGTTGAGACAGATAAAGACTGCGGTCGCTGTGGGCTCAAGGTGACGAATGTAACGGTGACGCCTGATGAATGAACTCGACAGATTCCAGATCGAAGCACATCGCTGGGCAACCCAGACCTTTGGTGCGGCGCGTCCACCCCATGGGGCCATATCACATCTCAGGAGAGAGGTAGAAGAGCTGGCCCAGAATCCATATGACAGCATGGAGTACGTAGACTGCCTGATGCTGCTACTGGATGCAGCCAGCAACGCAGGTATCAGCACCAAGACCATCATGGACTGTGCATGGGAGAAGCTGGACATCAACAGGCAGCGTGAGTGGGGCGAGGTGCAGGGAGACGGCACCATTGAGCATGTACGGAGATGAGTACGACCCGCAACGCCAAGCAGTACACGCCGCAAGTACTGAACGTGTGGCACGTGCAGCTGATCACTGCACAGGGGCGCATCAAGCTGTTGGAAGAGACACTCGAAGCAGTACGCGAAGACCTTGAACTGAGAGCGGACGTGGGTACACCTGATGGGATTCACGTAGTGGAGCTGTCGTGCAGTGTGTACGCCAAGCTGTGCGACGTGACTGACAGGTACGGCAAGTACGAAACGCGCAAGGATGCACCACCTACCCTATGGCAGAGACTGCTAAAACTTTCACACTCAGTGGTAAGACGCCGGTAAGAGAAGATGCATAACCACGTTTGCACGATGCTCGGTAACGCGAGATGATCGAGACACAGGGGCACAGCAAAAGGAATGCGCCCATGAGTGGGGATGGCATTGACGAGAAGACTGGCACGTTAAACGTGTATCAGCTCCTGCCAGAGCAGGGTGATTCACTGATGGTCGTGAACTGTGGTGACCACTATGAAATCAAGCGTCACCGCTGGACCATAGAGCCTATCTTTCTCACCGATGAAGACATCGCCTACCTCAAGGCGGGAACCATTGTTTGGCACTGACGGAGAGGACCAATGACTGAAACCCCGTACATGGCACAGCGACGCGAGATGATGAGGTTGCGAGACAAGCAGGAAATTGTCATTGGTGTCGATTTGGCACATGAGGATCAGACCCCACTCACCAAGAAGAAGCCCAAGAAGAAGGCGAAGAAAACCAGTGGCTGACCTGTACGAGATCACCACTCCACCCAGAGAGAGCGTCATCGAGTATCTCGAAGACTTGGTGGAACGGGCGAAGACAGGTGAGATTCAGGGCTTTGCGATAGCCATTATGAAGGGCGCTGCGACCACAGCGAACGGCTGGGCAGGTCTGGGCACCAACTGCATCACCATGGTAGGCGAGGTGGAAGCCATGAAGGTGGACATGATCAGATGCCACGTGGATCAGCGCTACGACTGCGAGGGACACATCAAACCATGAGCAATCTGGAAGAGCTGGCGCTCGGCATCATCATTGGTACGTTGGTGTACTTCGCCATCAAGACGCTGGTCAGGATAGCCCAGCTGTTGTTGGAGTCAGGCGAGTGAGGACTGGCGAAGTCAGCACTTAATGGTATAAACTTCACAGACACCGCGACTTATCCAGCTAACTGATGGAACTACGGTCCAAACGTACACGGACCAAGCATGAGCCGGGAGTCATGACCCAGCGAGTAATTGTGCGAAAGCAGCGTGCGTGACAGCTGGAGAGACAGCATAAATCGGTCCCTGCCACAGGTGGCGACTCAAAGTGGAACAGGGGCTCCTACGGGAGCCCTGTCTGTATTGGGACGTGCATGGCATATTCGGGACAACGCAGGATCGCATTCGACCACGGCTTCAATGACGCCCTCTTCGGTCGCGACCGCAACAATCCGTATGACCAGTCAGTAGTCGGTGGCTCGTGGCAAGCCTACGAGGAAGGCTACGAGCTGGGTCTCATCTCAGACACTCCACCACGCGGCCCACAGGGCGAGCAGGGCGACGCCGGACCACCGGGTAGCACTGGCGCAGCTGGGTCGAATGGCGCGAACGGTGTCGATGGTAATCAGCACTTCGTTGGCAATGGCGCACCAAGCGCTGGTCTGGGCAACGATGGCGATATCTACACCGACGCAGACAACGGTGACATCTACGAGAAGATAGGCGGCTCGTGGTCACTGCAAGGGAGTCCGGGCAGCATGGCACTGAGCATACGCAGCGACACAATCGATCCCACCGTATTCCCCGAGATCACCTATCGTGGTGATGCTCTTCCCGGTACAGCAACTTCAGCAGCTTCATGGCGCGTGCAACAGATGACCATGCAGAGTGATGGTGACATCGCCATCCTGTTCGCTGATGGCAACGACAACTTCGACAACATCTGGGACAACAGGCTGAGCCTGTCGTACTCGTAGGAGAGCAGCATGAGGGCACGACACAGGAAAGAACCGGGCGCAGGAGAGAAGGTAGTGCGGCGCATTGGCAGGGGCATGAAGAGAGCGGGTAAGGCACTTGCCAAGGAGATCAAAGACAAGACCGACAGGAAGCGAGCGGCAGGGCAGCAAGTAGCTGACGAGAAGATACCCAGTGTCAGGGCGAAGCGTAAGGTCGAGAAGATGCGGGAGACCGAAGCAGCTGGCCTGAAGAGGGGCGGCAGGCCGAAAAAGGGCAAGGTCTATGTGACCGACATCCCGAAGAAGAAGAAATAGGAGCAGACGGTGAGTGACTATAGATCAGGCGGCAAGATACACGGCAAGCGCACCGGTAAGACGGCACTGAAGGGTAGCAGGGCAGCAAACGCAGCTATCGCGAAGTCGAAGCGCGTGCTGAAGCCAGACAAGGACATGAAGCCACCGGAGAAGGCTAAGCGCTGATGAGCGTAGGCGTAGTCTTTTTCCGTGAGAAGGGCTGGGAGCAGGACCAGTGGTCGTACCTGTTCTCCAACTTCGGGGTGTCTGACATCTGGGAGATGAATGATGACGGCAACCGTGATTGGAACATCTACCAGCCGACGACCAAGATCAAGATTGCTGCCGAGCTACCGACTGACCGCCCGTTGGTGCTGCTGGCCCCACAGGAAGGTAGGTACATTCAGGGCACGGAGAGCTTAAAGGGCTTCGTACACCCGGAGAATGCGATCTATATGTTCGGACCTTCGCACGCAAACCTGAATGACGAGGATCACATGGGTGCGCGGGTTCCCGATCACAGCGTGTACATCCCGTTGGTGAAGCATGAAGCCTTTGGTCACACGGCTGCATACATGACTCTCTGGGATCGAGTACAGAAGAATGGCTGACACAATCACAGACAACCGAGCACAGATTCATGACGCGGACAGCGTTCCAAGTACTGCTCCGTGGTGGGTTGACCTCTCAGGTAATGTCATGGCTTCCGGTAACCTTGATACGGAAATCTTCCTTGAAGGTACTGGTTCCATCACCGAGACCGCTGGCTCTACGAGAGCGGGTATCTTTTGGGAGTACGCGACTACTCAGGACCTCTCCAGCAATCACATTTACCTCTGGGTCAACTGCGGTGTCGTAGGTCTGCTTTCGGCCAAAGCCAGCCAAGGCATGACCTTCAGAATATACACCACTGATCCCACAACAGATTACGCGGAGTGGGACATCGGTGGCAACGATAGCTGGCCGCCCTCTATTCAGGGTGGTTGGACGTTGTTCTGTATTGACCTTGAGTCTACAGCGTCCCGTACTTCTGGAACACCACCGTCAACGGCAGCAGTTCTAGGGCTGGGCATCTCTTTCATAACCGATTCCATGCCCCGAATGGTGAACAACACTTGGATGGACGCTTTGTACAGCTTGGCTGACGGTGTTCCTGCGTGCATTGTCGAGGGTCAGAACGGCGGTGTAACTCCGTGGACATGGGCTGACTTGCCTACTGAACTGGGCGTTGCTTCAGGTGTGGCTCAGGACGGACCCGGTGGCACAATCGTATTGAATGGGCCGATTGAGTTCTTTGCAGATGACGCAACAGATCATGAATTTGCCAGTACGAACGAAACGGTACTGTTTGCGGATCACGAGTTCATTGCAACCGACTTCTATGGCATTACGGTTCTGGGTGCAGCTTCAGGCACCGCAGACTTCAAGATGGGGATCAAGACCGGAACCGGTGATGACGCTACTGGCTCGCAAGGCGGCTCTATCATCGCCGGTTCTGCTGATGTTCGATGGTTCTGGGATTCCGACATAGCCAACATCGATACCTGCAATATGTACGGCGTACAGCTAATCCATGGTGGCGACTTCCAGATTGACTCTACTGCTAACTCGTGGATCAGCTGTGCGTGGATTGATTGCACCTCTGCTACCGTGAGCAACGCTGAGGTGTTGAGCTGCACAGCCATAGATGCTAATACGGCTGATGGCGTGGCGTTCATGACTACGGACGATTTGACTGACATCGTGAACTGCACGTTTGAGTTCTCGGATGGTCACGCGGTAGAGCTGACGACACCAAGGGTGGCAAGCCAGACCTCGAAGGGCAACACGTACACAGGCTATGGGTCCACCGGCACAAACGATGCGGTCATCTACAACAACACGGCAGGCGCGGTAACCATTGGTGTACTGGGTGGCGACACACCAACATATCGGAACGGCACAAGCGCAACCACCACAATAGAGAATAACGTCACGGTAACAATAGGTGGCGTCACCGAAGGCACATCAGTCAAGGTTATTGCTGACGAGACAGTGGGCACGATCACCGCAGGCGACGTGCTTGATGAGTCCTTCGCAGACGTTAATGGTGAGAGCACCTTTTCCTTTGCTTACGAGAGCGCCTTCAATCCATCAGGGTTAGATGTGATTGTGCGAGCACGCAACGCAGGCATTGCTGTTGCAGCTATAGCAGACAATGGTGGGGCATTCACTGACGAGACGCTTGAAGCGAACTCGGTTGCCACCAATGACATGAACCTGTTGCCAGCTGTACCGGTAGCAGATGATGCCTACTATTTTGGTCATACAGAGCGCATCCCACGACTGAGGCTCGACGTGACAACCGCACTGACAGGCACAGGTAACAGCGTCATCTGGGAGTATTACAACGGCTCGACGTGGGCAACATGCCCTGACATCAGTGATGGCACGGATGGCTTCGAGACGGTAGGCGACAACGTGGTGGCATGGTCGAACGTCGCTGATGGCAGTTGGGGTACGACCACGATCAATTCTCAAGGTCCGTTCTTCTACGTGCGAGCAAGGCTTGATACCACGACCACTGTTACAGCTGTACCGAAAGCTCGCAAGGTGCAGCTCGATACAACCAAGTACCTGCCGTATGTGGCAGACAGGACGATAGTAGAAGGGACTGGCTTGTCAGATATCGCAGCATGGCAGATAGATAACGTAGCCGTGTTGACTGAAGACCCGTTTCCGCAACCACCGCCACCGGGCGATCTGGCAATACTGGTATCTGGTGGAGCCAGCAATGCAGCGTCAGGCACCACGCTCAACGACACCATCAATCTGGTGGCTGGAGCAAACCGTAAGCTGGTGGTGTGGACGAGTTTTCAGGATGCCACTGGCACGATCAACATAAGCTGTACTTATGACGGCAACACCATGAATATTGTTGGTGATTACAGTGAGTTCTCAATACTGAATGGCAGAATAATTTGTCGGTACTACGATGTGCCTGATGTAGACACTGGTAGCAAGACGATTTCTATGACAGTGCCATCAGCGAGAACGAACAGAGACCTGAGTTGGGCGCTGATCGATGAGACGGCATCAGGTATAGAAGAGGCTGAAACTGGTGCCCACAGTGCCGGGGGAACGAGCAGAGATACAACCCTGACCAACACGACAGCAAGCGCAATACTGATTCAAGGGTTGCACACTCAGGCAAGCACGAGTGCTCACGCCCCCACTAATGGGGCGACAGAAGAGTTGGATCAGGCCGGGGCTCAGGGGCAGCAACACATCGTTTACGAGATTGTGTCCGTGGCGCAATCCGAGACCATTGGGGCGTCATGGACTACCTCAGCGAACCATCTCTGGGTCGGAGCATTTTTCGCAGGATCGTAAATACGGAATTGATCGTGACCTCAGCAGTGGGCATCACGAGCACTTGAACTGAAAAGCAGGGGCATTTTATCAATAGGAGCACACAGTAATGACAACTCTCTCAATACTCGGCGGGGATTTCGAAATTCTCTTCGATGACGAGACGGTCGGCGGCAACGCAGTAGCAGGCATGAGGATGGTTCGTCGTGCGACTGGTGCGAGCGCCACCGTTTATACATCTCTTGCCCTCTACTCGGACGTAGCAGCCAACGCTGATGCGTTCCAAGCAATGGGTTTTACTAACCCGATGCTGCCGACGACGCCGAACGCATTCACCATGGAGAACAAGTACTTCATGCCGCGTTCGTCCACTGAGTTCCTGAAGGAAGGAACATTCACTTGCGACTGGACCAACGGCATCTTGCCAGACACCAACGGCAATGGAGTGATCCGAAAGCCGTACACCGATACCACGCCTTTCGTGGTTGGTGATATTGGCAGGCAGGTTACTGCATCAGCGTCCACTGACACAGGCACGCTGCTGGACTTCGAGGTGGAGCCTGACGGCACCCTTGTCCTCTGGATAAGACCAGATGTGTCTGGTGCGGGTGGTGACGAGTTCGATGACACCACAGGCACGATCAGCGTGACTGGCGACGGTGGCACTGGCTCAGGTTCACCTATTGCTGGCGAGACCGATGGCGTTACCAAGTACACCGCGATTCAGGCAATCGGTAGCGTACCGACAGCCACCGAAGTGTACGTGGTGCAGAACCGCATCAAGCTGGCAGACTCTGTGTCCAATACGTTTCAGTGGTGGGCAACCGATCCGGCTGTCTCGCTGGGCATCATCTCAGTACTGGTCCGCACCAGAACACAGAGCGTGGATATCGCTGACGAGGATTTGGAAGTCTTCTCTCGACGCTACACGTCGCTGTACGACAACTTCCGACTGAACGTCGCAGCGGGTGGCTTCTCAGCACTACCGCTGGCGTCTGCGCCTGACATCAACAACACCACCGGCTACTTCGCTGGTGTTTGGCAGTCAGGTACTGGCACAGCCATGTTGGTGGGAGATATTCTCGACAACACCACAGGTGGCAAGACAGGCGGCGCATATGTCGTCACCGCAGTAGTAGACAGTGGTGCCACAGGCACCTTCGAGTATTACGAGGTGGGTGACTTGACTGCGTTCGCAACCACGGACACGTTCACCAGTCCCAACCGCAACGGCACCATCAATGGTGCGCCAACAGCAAACGTGGGTGGACCAACCGAGACAGGCGCTGGCAACGGTGGCACGGTTACCATCACCATTGGCAACGTGCTGGCAGACCATGATGGCTCAGGTACGACAGAGCCATACTCGGTGACCATCGATGCACAGGGTCCGGGCGCTAATGGTGTCGCGGTTGCTGATGTGTACGAGCGCATCAAGTACGTAACTCGCCGGGGGCAAGACAACACCTTCTGGGACACGATAGCTTGCACGATTCCGGGTGAGCAGTATCACGGCATTGAGTCACAGGTATGGACGGTCACTGAATCAGGTGTCTTCACTGAGGGCGATGACATCACAGGTCAGGGTGGCTACACGGCACGAGTGCTGGGCGTGAACGGCTCAGGAACTGGTGAAGGCACTTTGCAGAACTACATCATGGTCACCGATCAGCAGACATCGCTCGATGGTATTGCTGACAATGACTTGCTGACTGATACCACTGGTGGTGACACGGTTAATGCCGACACTGGTGGTGCGGGTGGTGCGATTCAGAACTTCCCATCGTCCAACAAGGCATCTCCGTTCGGCACCTTCACTGGTACGCAGCTCTTCGGTAGTCGCGGCATCCTGTACACAGGACAGCACGATGACGACACGCAGGCGTACACGCTCATCGATGATAACGGTACGCAACGAGTTAGCCCGAATACCGTCACGTTTCAGGTTGCCAACACGGCAGCCGGTGACAGGGTGTTCGTGGCTCGCGATACCGGCGTTGACGGCATCATCGACAAGGATCAGTTCGGTGGCATGACGGCAGTCGCAGCCAGCTCGAAGACCATCACGGTCGCGGGTACGGTTGATGCTGAGGTACCGACAGCTGGTTTCGTGCGAGTGGTCGAGACGACCTTGCAGGAAGAGCATAAGTACCATTACGCCAGCCGGACCACAGGTGCATCAGGTGTCTTCACGTTGGTTGACATCACGGCCAGCACTGCCAACGACACTGGTGCGACGACTACGCCGACTCTCCTGAATGACAGCACAGCGACGTTCCAGACTGAAGGTGTGGTACCGGGCATGTTGATTCAGGACACCACCAACGGTGACACCTACGAGGTTGTCGAGCTGGTCTCTGGTTTTGAAGAGACTCGGATCACGATCTTCCAAGTGTTCGGTACTGGCGGCACGCTGGCATCGGGTGATGCGTACACCATCAACGAGACCATTCAGCTGTACGCAACCAGTGATGACATCTACGACCTTATCCTCGATAAGGAAGCAACTGGCACGAGCGAGAGTAATACGTTCGTCCAGTCCACGCTGTTCGACACCGTGGTGAACGTGAGACAGGGCAAGGTAATCCTGCCATTCACGCAGAATCAGGCAGTCACAGCATCAGGCGCGACGGTGACCGTTGTAAGGCAGCCAGACACCATCGCCGTATAAACAGGAGAACAGGGGTATGTCAGAGGACAGGAACAGCAACATCGGTCAGGTTGGTGTTGAGTCCATTCGGATCAAGGGGCGGATGATTGATGATCTGCCCCTTGGTCAGGGCAATGAGGCGAAGGCAGGACTGCCAGCGGCCATTGAACAGGAGCGACTCAATAAAATCGAGACCATCAACGCGAACTACCCGACGCATCGCATCGACTACTTGATCTCACGCATCAACGAGTGCGAAGAGAACAAGAAGAGGATGATGCTGACGATAGCTCAGCTTGGGAAAATGAGCAGTGACTACAAGGGTCAAATCGTGATGTGCGAACACCGTGACAGGGAGATCGCGATAGCACAAGAAGATGTGATGTTGAGTGATGACGAGATCACCGCCAAGGTGAGAGAACTACGCAGGCAGTTTCCACTGTATGACGTGGTTGCCATGGAGCAGCAGATCATCCAGAACGACGAAGGCACCGAGCGTTGCACTAAGGTCATTGAACAGGAAGACACCAGCATCAAGGAGCTTACCGAGGTGCTGACATTGTGCAGGGAGCGCGACAAGAAGCTGGCAGAGTATGGAGCAATAGCTGAAGGATCATGACCACTCGCACGGACGTAACGTATGACCTGAGACGATCCCCACGGATCGCAGAGGTCGCCTCGCCATCGGTAGAAATGCTGGTGCAGGATTACGTCGATACCACACGTCCGTTCGAATCATCCTTTGAAGCGATGTCGCACACATTCCTGATCAGTGCAGGCGGCAAACAGGACTTGGGTGGTGGCAAGCTGGTCGAGATCACGCTCGAAGAGCAAGACATTAAGCTGTCGTTTGAGGCACGCACCACGCCTGCCGAGACTGGTACGGTGACCACAGGCTCAGCGACTCCCATCAAGGGCGAGATCACCTTTACTGATACCGCAGCAAACTTCACTGCCGCCAACGTCGCTCGTGGCTCACTGGTAATCAACTTCACTGATCGCAGCATCGCTGACGTGGTGTCGGTGGATGCTGATGACACCCTGACCACGAAGATACTGGTGAATGGCATCGGCAACACGTTCGACGTTGCTGATGTGTACCACGTCTTCAATGTCATACAGATGACAGTGCAGGGCGGCAACGTGGTGGCAGTGGACGATCTGGATGCTATTACCAACGCAATCCTGCCGACAGCGTTCTCGCAGGTAGTACTGACGCTGGCATCGTCCGGCACCATTCAGGGGCTTGACCAGATTGAGACTGATCTTGCCACCATCATCGCGCAGACCACCGCAGCAGCACAGGCCGCTGCGGTATGGGATGCACTCATCTCTGCGCACTCAGTCACTGGCTCATTCGGAGAGTTCGTCGTGCGTCGTCTGTTGACGATTGCGAAGTTCTTCAGTCTGCGCACATGAACAATCTCCTGATGCCAGAGACCGTTGCTGACTTCCATCATGGCTGGACCATGATCGAAGCCGAGGACATGCGGCGCAGCTTCAGAGAGTTTGTCGAAGGCGCGTGGCATGTGGTTGAGCCGGGTAAGACATTCAAGGGCGGCTGGCACATCGATGCCATCTGCGATCACCTCACGTATGTATCGTTGGGCGATATCGATGATCTGGTGATCAACATCCCGCCACGTCACACCAAGTCGATCATCGTCGCTGTCATGTGGCCTGCATGGGAGTGGACGTGGAAGCCAGAGGTGCAGTGGCTGTTCGCGACCTACGCATTGGCACTGACGCTGCGTGACTCGGTGAAGTGTCGCAGACTGATCCAGTCACCGTGGTATCAGGAGCGCTTCGGGCACTCCTTCCACCTCAGCTCGGACCTGAACCAGAAGGGCAGGTTCGACAACGACCACATGGGCTACCGACTCGCAACAGCTGTCGCTGGTACGGCAACGGGCGAAGGTGGTGACCGCATCGTAGTGGACGATGCGCACAACATGAAAGAAATCAACTCCGACACTATCCGTGGTGGGGTCATCGAGTGGTGGCGTGATGTCATGTCCACTCGTGGTAACGATCCAAAAGAGTTAGGCCGTGTGATCATCGCGCAGCGGGGTCACCATCAGGACTTGCCGGGGCATGTGCTTTCTACTGGTAACTGGGTTCACCTTAACTTGCCGGGGTACTTTGTGCCCCAGACACGTTGCGTGACCAAAGCCAAAAAAGACTCAAAGCGCATTGTCCCGGTGAATCCTGAAACCTACACGTTCGGTGATCACGTCGAGCCATTGAAAGAAGAGCAGGTGATCTTCGTTGATCCACGCAAGAAAGAGAACGACCTGCTGACACCAGATCGTTTCGGTCCAGACGAGATGGCGAAGCTCTCCATGGAGTTGACCGAGCGCGGCTTCGAGGCACAGATTCAACAGAACCCGTCTGCTAAGGGCGGCAACATCATGAAGGTGCATCACTGGCGCAAGTGGGAAGAGCCAGAGCTGCCCAACATATCCATGGTCATCCAGAGCTACGACACTGCGTTCGAGGAAGAGGAAGAGAACGACTTCTCGGCCCGGACCACATGGGGCGTGTTCGAGCATGAAGAGCGTCTCAACCCGAATCTGCCATGGACAGCCAAGTACAAGGGGCAGACGCGCCTGTGCCTGATGTTGTTGGAACGCATGAACAAACGCTTGGAGTTTCCAGAGCTGCGAGAGAATGCAATAGAAGCGGCGCAGCTGTGGAAACCAGACAAGATACTCATCGAGAAGAAAGCATCAGGACACTCTCTGGCGCAGGAGTTGCGGCGCGCTGGTCTACCGACCGCACGCATCAAGGTGAACGATTCAAAGTTTGTGCGTGCCCATGCCGCATCGCTGGTACTGGAGCGCGGCTGCATCTTCTACGTGAAGCGCAACTGGGCTGATGAGGTGATTACCCAGTGTGGCAACTTCCCAGCTGATGACCATGACGACATGGTTGATACCTGCACCATGGCGATGCTGTGGCTCAGGAAGCGCTGGAGTGCCGACTTCCTCGATGACGATGATGACGATAACGATGATCTGATGCGCCACGTTGACAAACCTGTCAGGACGTATGGCGGCATGAGAGGGGCAATGTAATGGCAAGACCAGAAAGCGATATTGACTACGGGCGCTCACCGGAGATGCCGGGAGTTGACGACCCCGGTTACGACGGCATGGTCGGTGGCGCGATGGTGAAGCGTCGCGGTAATACTGCCACGGTCGATTTCAATCCCGGCGCTGCACGCATGTCACAGGACGACAGCGATGAACACTCAGCGAACATCATGGATGAGCTTGATGAACGTGAGCAGGCAGAGCTGGCGAACAAGATCATCGAGTGGGTGGATGTCGATCTTGAGTCGCGTAAGGATTGGGAACAACGCATGGAGCAGGCCATGGAGTTACTGGGCCTGAACAACGTGCCGTTCGATGAGCTGCCATTCGATGGGGCAAGCGCTGTGACGTACCCGGTCATTGGTGAAGCGGTAGTGCAGTTTCAGGCACGCGCCATTGAAGAGGTCTTCCCCTCTGAGGGACCAGTGAAGGTCAAAGTTGTCGGTGATATGACTCGCGAAAAGCAAGACCAGTCAGAGCGCGTCAAAAATCACATGAACTACCAGATTCTGGATCAGGATCGCAGCTACTTCTGGCACGTCGATCAAATGCTTTTCATGCTGCCGCTTGGTGGGTCTGCGTTCAAGAAGACGTACTTCGATCCGATCCCAGAGATGGTGGTAAGTCGCTTCGTGCAGTCACCTGACTTCATTGTGCCCTACATTGCGACGGACCTTGCGTCCGCACCACGTTACACGCATCGCATGTACAAGAACGAATCGGAGATGAAGAAGCTCTTCGAGTCTGGCTTCTATCGAGAGATCGAGTTGCCGAAGGTGACGCCGTATTCCGCCGACACCATTGATGATCGTGAACATGAGCATCGTGATACGGCAGACAGTCGTTCTGCTGATACGCACCCGGATGACAGCGTGTACACAGTACTGGAGTGCCACTGTGATCTGGAGTTCGAGTTTGATCAGGAAGCGTATGACAAGGCATCGCCGTTACCGTATATCGCCACCGTGGAGCGTGAGACTCGCAAAGTGTTGTCGATCAGGCGGAACTGGAAAGAAGGTGATCTGTTAGCCCTAAAGCGCATGTGGTTCACGCATTACAAGTACCTGCCGGGATTCGGCTTCTACGGCTTCGGTCTACTGCATCTTATCGGCTCGGTGGCAGAGGCAACCAGTGGCACCATCAGGGCACTGCTGGACTCGGCTGCGTTTGCGAACATGCAGGGTGGCTACGTCTCCAGTGATGCCAAGATGCAACCGGGCGACGAACACATCGCACCGGGCGTCTACAAACAAGTCAACATGACAGCTGAAGAGCTGAATAAAGCGTTCTACACGCCACCGTTCAAAGACCCATCGCCTGCACTGGCGCAGCTGTTCGAGTTGCTGCTGGATGCTGGCAAATCATTCTCGTCAAGCACCGAGGTGCTGACTGGCGAGGCTACGAATACTGGTCCGGTGGGTACAACCATCGCTCTCATAGAACAGGGCAGCAAGCCCTTCTCAGCAATCCATCGTCGCCTGCATATGGCGGCTGCTGAAGAGTTCAAACTCCGAGGCGAGCTGAACTATGAGTTCCTGCCGGACCGGTACCCTTACAAAGTTGAGGATGATAAGTCGGTGGTCATGCGTAATGACTACGATGGTCGTGTTGATGTCATCCCGATCAGTGACCCGAACATCTTCAGCTCGACGCAGCGCATCGCACAGGGACAGGCGCTGGTCGAACTGTCTGATTCACATCCGCAAATCTACAACCAGATGGAATGCCATGAGCGTTTCCTGCGAGCGATCCGCATCCCCGACTATGAGCAGGTGTTGCAGAAGCAAGAACCGATCAGGGTAGACCCTGTGCAGGAGAACATGAAGATGCTTCAGGCACAGGGAGCGCAGGCATTCATCGATCAGGACCACGATGCACACATACAGGTGCATATGAACTTCCTCAACGGGCTCAACGAGGAAGCGCTGGAACAAATGGGTCCGATCATGCAGGCGCACTTAGCCGAACACTTCGCCTTCAAATACTTCGTGGAGATGCAACGCCAGATGGGTGGTCAGTTGCCGCAGCCGGGATCGTATGGTCCAGAGCAGCCGCTTGACCCGCAGATGGAGATGCAAATCGCACAGATGGCAGCACAAGTGCCGCAGATTCAGATCATGCCGCCAGCTGAAGAAGAGGGAGATGATTTCGAGCGCGAGCAGGCACGCCTCGATGATGCGCATGAGCGTGATCAAATGCGTAAGGACGAAGCCGCGATGGCCGATATCAGTCGCAAAGAGCTGGACGCGATGAGCAAGGACCAACGCGATAACTTCATAGCACGACAGAAGGAAGCTCGTGAAGCAAGGGCCAACGAAGCCAAGATCGAAAGAGAAAATAAACTGGCAGCAGCAAAGGCTGCGACAGCGAAAAAGGCACAGAGTGGAAAGCGTTAAACCCAAAGACGTTCGTGCCGCACGCGAGTTCCTGCGTAAGCGTGGAGTTCGTGGTGTTTCCCCTCGACAATTCGCCCGTTCCGCACAGGAGACCGGCGCAAACTATCAAACACTGCTCGATAAACTAGCAGGCGTAGCAAGGAGAAAGTTAGATGCACGTAACAGTTAAGAAGTTCGTGAAAGACCTGAAGCAGGTCATTGCTCAGGAAGCGGGTGGCAAGTCCCTGCAACTTGGTAAGGGGCAGTGCGCAAACATGGAAGAGTACAAGCGTGCGGTTGGTTGGATCGCTGGGCTGAACGACGCTGGTGCTCTCGCTGACAGGATGATGCGCCAGATCGAAGAAATGGACGACGACGATGATGGGTTGCCGAAGATGGGTGACCAAAAATGACAGAGGTAGAGTTCAAGAAACCGAAGGTTGATATCGAAGTCGTTTTGCCAGTGACACCGATAGGCTGGCGTGTGTTGATTCGGCCTTTCAAGCCGTCGAAGACATACGGCGAAGCAGAGATCGAAGTACCGGATGAGGCGCTGGAATCAGAAGAGCTGTTGACCTGTGTCGGTGAGATTGTCGCCATGGGGGAGCAGTGCTTCACTGCGGTGACTCGCTCAGGTATCGAGATGTCGAAGATCAATCCGAGACCGAAAGTCGGAGATTGGATCATGTATGGCACCTATGGTGGGCAAACAATCCGCACCAAGGCTGGTGTCAAGTATTTGATTATGAACGATGACGGCATCATGGGCATCGTTGAAGACCCGGCAAGTTTCCGGGCGTATCTATAACAGGGGTATACTATGGGACAGGAAAATGAAATTGTCTTTGAAGACCTTCATGGGGTCAATGAAGACGAGCCGGTAACGGTAGATTTGGACGCTGCCTCGAAAGACGATGGCATCACGCGCACTCCCGCTGATCAAGCGGCAGGCGACGATGCCACGGACGACGACAGCATTGAAATTGATGGCCTGCGGTCCGCAGATAAAGACGACGATGAGTCGTTGTCTGCCGACACACAGACTGACGATGACGATGATGCAAGTAAGGGTGGCGAAGATGATGACTACTCGAAGAAGGTCAAGGCACGCATCGGACGAGAGCGCCGCGCTAAGCGTAAGGCGCAGCAGGAAGCAGGTTACTGGAAAAGCCAAGCTGAGAAGCTCGCAAAGGATCAGTACGAGGGTGACAAGACCAGACTGAAGGGAGACATCGAACAGGCCGACGCTCAGATCGAGAACACACAGGCCCAACTCGAAACAGCTATCGAGGATGGGAAAACCAAGGATCAGGTACGTCTGACTACTCAGCTGAATAATCAGACCGCTGTGAAAGTTCGATCTGAGGTCGCCTTAGAGAATTTATCAGAGAGTGGTAATGTACAGCCGTTCGATGATAAAGTTGCATCACCGAAAGCCAAAGATCAGTCGAAGGCTGATCAATGGATGGACGATAGAGCGGATTGGTACGGCGCGAAGGGCTTTGAACGCCAGACGCGCCTTGCCAACCGGCTCGACAAAGAAGTGTACAAGGAAGGTTACGAGCTGGAGACAGACGAGTACTTTGAAGAACTCGACCGTCGAATCAAGGAAGCAGCACCTGAATTGTATGATGACGCTGGATCAGCTGCCGACGATTCACCGCCGCGCAAGGACAAACGACCAACACGGTCACCCGTTGCGCCGGTAAGTGGAAACGAATCACGTCGCCAGTCATCCAGTAGCAGCAAGGTCGAACTTGGAGAGAGCGATTTCGCGAACATGCGACGTTTCGGACTGGACACGAAAGACCCAAATGTCCTGAGAGAGTACGCCGCGAACAAACGTGAAGCCGACCAAGGAGATCAGAGATGACAGCTGCAAAGAAAAAAGTAAGCAAGAAGGTAGCACCGAAGCCCGCTGTTACCACCCATGGCACAGACCATGGACACGAATCTCGTGTGGACGAGATGTCGGAGTACGATGCCACCCACCAAACAGAGTCAACTCCATGGATTCGTCCATCGAGTTTAGATGCTCCACCAGCGCAAGAAGGCATGACGCAACGCTGGGTCAGGAAGTCTCTGCGAGGTGCGGATGACCCGAAGAATTTGAACCGTACTTGGCGAGAAGGGTGGCGTCCGCGTGACCCATCAACCTTGTCAGAAGAGTGGCGCGTCTATGCCACTTTTGCGAACAGTTCCGAGGGCATGATCGTGGTGGATGATCTCATCTTGATGGAGATCGACTCCGAAGTCCTCGCGAGACGGAAGCAAGCTATTGCGCAAGCGACAGCCAGTCAAATGCGCTCCGTTGAACATGACCTTGAGTCGGCCCAGATAGCGGGTCATCCGATTGTTAAGGAACACAACACATCGGTGACACACCCGCCTGTCAAAGTGCAGAGGGTAGCCGATGATGAGTGAGGTAATGTTCAATGGCAAATATCGACGCACCTAACGGGTTTATACCAACCCGGCACTTAAAAGGTGGGACGATGCGATACGATGGTGGCTACACCATTGCATCCGCGCTGGCTGAAGACATCTTCCTTGGCGATGTGGTAGTAACCACTGGCTCTGGCACCAACATCCGACTGGCTGTTGGTGGTCCGACATCACCCGACACAGACATTCTGGGCGTCTTCGCAGGCGCTCAGTATGTCGATGCGAACGGTGACGTTCGTTGGGTCAAACAGTGGGTCTCTGGCACCGTCACCGCAGGAAGTGTTGATGCTGAAGCGTTCGTCTTCACTGATCCCGATGTCATCTTTACCGCTCAACTGTCCGGCAGCATCACCGCCGCTGACATTGGGCAGTTGGTTGACTTTCTCACCGCATCGCAGGCCAACGGCAACGCTGCCACCGGCATCTCTGGTGCGGAGATTGAGGCAGTCTTCACAGGCGGCACGCAATTCAAGATTCATCGTCTTGCGACCGCACCAGATGGCATCTTCCCGGCAGACATCTCTGCCGCTAACCCGCGTCTTGAAGTGAGCATCGTTGGCTCAACTCATGGCGTAGCAGTCTAAGGGGGCGTAACTAATGGCTATCATGAATCGCGCTCGCTTTAGGAAGCAGCTACAGGAAGGTCTCAACACCGTGTTCGGTCTGGAATACAGACGCTACGAACAAGAGTGGAGACCTATTTTCGCAGTCGAAAATTCTCAGAAAGCGTATGAGGAAGACGTGTTGCTCGCTGGTCTGGCAGGTGCGCCTGTTAAGCCAGAAGGCGCTCCGGTCAGCTATGATCAGGGCGGCGAAGCGTACGTCTCTCGCTACGTCCATGAGACGATTGCGCTCGCATTCAGCCTGACGGAAGAAGCCGAGGAAGACGGACTGTATGGTTCGTTCGGCTCCAAGTACAGCAAGGCTCTCGCACGTTCGATGCAACACACCAAGGAAGTTAAAGGTGCTGCAATCCTGAACAACGGCTTCGACTCTGCCTTCCCCGGTGGTGACGGAGTTGAGTTGTTCTCGGTACTGCATCCGCTCTTCGGCGGTGGCACGCAAGCGAACACGTTCAGCACGCAAGCTGATCTCTCTGAGACTTCCCTTGAGGAAGCCTGCATTGCGATCAGCAAGTTCGTGGACGAACGGTCGATCCCGATTGCCGTACGTGTCCAGAAGCTGATTGTCCCACCCGATCTGATGTTTGTGGCAGAACGTCTGTTGATGTCTCCGTACCGTCCCGGTTCGGCTGACAACGACATCAATGCCATCAAGAAGATGGGTATGGTTCCCGGTGGTTGCTACAAGAACCATCGGCTCACCGACCCGAGCGCTTGGCATCTGATCACTGATCAGCAGGACGGTCTGAAGCACATGGTCAGGAAGAACATCCAACGTGGACTCGAAGGCGACTTCGAGACCGGCAACATGCGATACAAGTCGCGTGAACGCTATTCGTTCGGATGGTCGGACTACCGTGGTAGCTTCGCAAGTTCCGGCAGCTCGTAAGCAAAATCGAGTGGGGCTGAAAGGGATGCCGAGGTATTCCGCTGGTGAGAAACCAGCCAGCCCCATCTCACCCTGACGACTCGTAAGAGACTGGAGACAGACAGATGGGTAAGAGAAGCACAGTAACAGGCTATTGGCGTGCCAAGGGCGCGACAGAAGCCAGTGGAAGTAGGATACCGGGACCAGCAGTCGCAGTACTGCCGGTCGTTTTGCAAATCAAAGACCTCGATGCCACGGTTGATGCTGGCACGTTGACTGGCAAGTTCTTGCCGATTGGCGCTATACCGCTTGCGGTACATGTGCTTGGCGGTGGTACTGGTGGTACGGCACCGATTCTCGATGTTGGCCTTGAGCTTTTAACGCCGGACGATAACGGTCTGGCTGACGGCTTGACATACGACGCCACGGATATGGCTGATGTAATCACCAAAGCTGGAGTTCTGCTTGGCACTATCCTCACGGAGCAGGCTGAAGTCACATACGGCGATGACGGTGTTGGTACGAACAACACTGGTGGCACGGTTGACATCCTCATCACGTACACATTCGATGATGATGGCAAACTGAACGACTAAGGGGGTGAGTCATGGGACACACCCGTAAAAGGCCAATTACTGGTACTACGCCTACGGGCGTGGGTATCAAGTACATTATCGTTGAAGCAGGGCACGTTGATGATACGAGCATTCGGGTCATCGCGAACGGTACGGTTACGTTCACTGTTGACTCGACGTACGAGAACATTTTGTACGACGCGACAGCAAAGGCTGCGATCAACATAGGCAATCCAAACGAGCGCTATGTTGCACCTACAGATGCGGTGTGGAAAAACGAGATTGCATCCGGCTCTGTTACTGCGACAACTTTGTTGCAGAGTGAGCCAATCTTCGCTATTCGCATCAACATCACGGCTGGTACTGGCTCGGTAACGTACACGATATTGCAGGCATAACCTCATGGCGACATCAGGGACGTACATCTTTAATCCCGATCTCGCTGAGCTGGTTGATGAGGCCATGGAGCGGGCACGGATAGACCCGGCGCACATCACTGCGCGCCATATCCTGTCTGCGCGTCGTTCCATGCGCTTCATGTGTGCTGACTGGGCGACGAAGGATTACCACAACTTCCGCATCGTGGAAGAATCGTTTACGACTGTGCAGTCACAGCTGGAGTACGTGGCTGGTGTTGATTTCGACATCACAGACGTAAACCTCATCGACATCATCGATATGGTCCTGACCAGAACAGGCGTTGATACGCCGGTCATTCCATGGTCACGGCAGGACTACCTGAACATTCCTGAGAAGGACATCGAGGGTCGGCCTGATCGATGCTTCATCGATAAGCAACGTGACAAGCTGGTCCTCAAGTTCTGGCCGATACCAGAGAACTCGACCGACATCATCACGTTCAACGCACTGCGTAAGTTCGAGGACTTCGACACTGCCTCGGACAACGCTGATATCCCCTACTACATGTACGATTCGTTCGCTTACAGTTTGGCGTTCCGCATGGCAGAGAAGTTTTCGCCGCCAGAGTTGGAAGGCGCTCTGTACCAGAAGTCACAGAACGCATTCAGGGACGCGCAAAACGCCGTGCGTGAGCTTGGTGACGTGAGGATTGTGCCCACGTCGGCATCACGCAGGAGACGTGGCAGCGCAGGCAGGTACCGATAATGGCTGGGCGCTCGTACGCAAAAGGGAAGAACGCAGTTGCTGAGTGCCAGCGTTCAGGGCAGAAGATGAAGTACCGCGATCTGGTCGAGGACGGTCACGTTCCCGGCCTGCTGGTGCATCCCACTTGGTGGGAGCCCAAACACCCGCAAGAGATACCCGTCACCATCACCGATCCGATAGCACTGTACCGGCCAGCACCGGAGATATCGGTTGAGGAAGGCTACGGTTTGCCTGACGGTATCGGGCTTAACTCTTGCCCGCCAGAACCGAACTTGCTGCACCCACCGACAGGCACGATTGCTGAAGCGTTGGTTGGTGCTGAGCGACAAATCGTCGTGGACAGTGCAGTGAAGTACAACTTCGGTGAGTGTGTGTATGTGGAGCTGGATGGCGGTGGTTGGTTTGTCTCGAAGATCAGAACTGAGGCTGACGCACCATCCTTCACCGTGCCGTTCAATGTGGAGTTCACTGGTGTTGCTGCGATTGGTAACGACTATTACATCGGATACGTATTCGATAACTCATTCAGTGCTGACTTCAGCGCGGAGTTCGACTAATGGTAGACACTGTAAGAACAGAGGCCGAACTGCAAACCATCTTCGCTGATGGTCAGGCAGAGGGCGCGATCACACCACAGGACGTGCGCGACTTGGTGGTCAGTTCACCGTATCTGGCGAATCAGGCATGGGACTTTCATCTTGATGGCACTTACACGGTGGGCTCACCAAGAACCATACTGGCAGGCATACGCACACAGGTAACCATCGATGGTACTGGTGAAGACACCGGACATCCTGAGACAACTCACGGTCCTGCGAATCATTTCTGGGATGTGACCCTGAATAAGCTGGTGCCGAACGGACTGAATAATTTCGGCATGGTGCGACTGGCATTCACAGGACAGTCAACAGCTGCCCCAACGAATCGTTTTGAAGTGGAGCTGGATGTCGGTGGTGGAGCATTCCCTGTCATCTATCAGCAGACCGGCGTGTTTGCGAAAGGCGCTGGCAGTCCACAGTACTTCAACTTCGTTATCCCATTGTTCTCTGGTGCTGACTTTCAGACCAACGGTGGCACGTTCTACGTCACGCCGCTGGCTGATGCGACGTTCTGGACATTCGCAATCACTGCTGTGCAAATCTATGGAGCTGCACCTTGAGCAACAAAACGCACACTGAATTAGTAGCCAACCTGCAAGCATGGCTTGAGGATGACGACGGTGAGTTCACCGTCAGCATCGATGAGGTGCTTAACCTCGGTGAGATGCGCGTATGGAAAGACCTCGATCTGTCGATCTTCACCAGTGAAGACACGACGCCAACCGTACAGTCGAGTGAACTGGTAGCGAAGCCGACCGCTGACACCGAGCTGGTGAGCTTTCAGTCGCTGTGGTACGACAGCGGTGGTGTGCGAACCTTCCTTGAATTGCGCTCAACGGACTGGATCAGGGACTACCAAGACCCGGCAGCAACAGCAGCCCCGAGATTTTATTGTGAGTTGGAAGAGGCCAACTGGGCTGTCGCACCAATTCCAGATGCCGTGTACACGCTCAACACTCGTGGCACGACACGACCAACAGCACTGACTGCCGGTAACCCGACCACGTGGCTATCGTTGCATCAGGATGACCTGCTCTTCAAAGCCTGTCTGGCTGAGGCTGAGGGCTTCCTGAAGTCAGATGATCGCATTCCAGTATGGACCGAACAGTACACCGCCATGCTGCCGCTGGCGAAGCGAGAGTGCTACACGATGCTGCAAGAGCGTTACAACCTGACACCGCTTGAAGTTCCTGCGGTGCCGACGAACCAGAGGTAAACCATGTCAACGACATCACCACTTCTTAAACTGACGCTTCAGGTTCTCGATGAGAACCCTGATACATGGGGCGACATTGTTAATGTCAGCGCACTTCAGTTGCTTGAAGATGGCATTGCTGGTACGGCTGTAGTCTCGCTCACGGCAGCGACTGATTACACGCTGGATGACACCGCTGGTGGGCCAACAGAAACCGATGGCGCTCGCTACATGATCCTTGATGTTGCTGGTACGCCGGGTGGCGCAACCAACATCATCGTGCCCACGCGCAGCAAGATTTACATTGCCGCGAACAACACGACCGATGCATCCGATATCGTTATCAAGACGGTGGCTGGTACCGGGCAGACGATACCGAACGGGACGGCACACTGGGTCTATTGTGATGGCACTGATGTGGTAGCGGTGAGCGTACTGAATGCAGTGACAGCTGACTCAGCAACGTCTGCTACCAACTCGAACCAGCTTGGCGGTGTGGATTCGACTGAACACGCACTGAAAGGTGTCGCACAGACTTTTACCAAGGGACAGGTAGTGTCGCGTGAGGCAGTGGTTCTTGATGTCTCTGACTTGGATATTGACTGCTCACTGTCGAATGCTTTCTATCACCTGACGACCGCAACTTTCAATCTGACTGCGCCCACCAACGCAACAACCGGGCAGCAGTTCTCGTTGTTTGTCGAGCAGGGCTCTGGCGCTCCACACGGAATTACATTTCAGGCAGGCACGTTCATGTTTGAGGGCGGCACCGCGCCAGTACTATCAACGACATTCGGTGCTATCGATTACATGGCATTCGAGTACGTTACTGGGCTCAGCGATCTTGGTGGTAACCGCTGGGTTGGTTCAATCATCAAGGACGTGAGTACTGTTTAATGTGGCGCATCCCACTCTCTCTCATAGCTGGTGGAACACAGCAAGCATTCACAATCACAAGCGATGAGCTGATAGGTAACCTGTGGGTGTGGATGGGCTCACCGTCCGTGCCTGTGAACGTCACACTCACCATCGACAACGCTGACGTTGGCAATATCTACGTTCCGGCAGACTTTACCGCAGGCTCCACATTTCAGATCACCTGCATTAACGGTGGTCGTGTGTTGGGTCTCGGTGGCGACGGTGGTGTCGGTGGTAATGATACTGGCGCGACCGGCACGGCTGGTGGCGGCGGAGACGATGGTGGTGCTGCTATTTCCAGCGAAGGCTGGACTATCAACGTCGATGTCGATAATGGCTTCCTCTTCGGTGGTGGCTCGGGTGGTGGCGGTGGTGGCGCAGCTGATCGTGGGGCAACGGCTGATGCTGGCGGTGGCGGCGGTGGCGGACAGGGCTGGACAGGTGGCACTGGTGGCACTGGTGGCACTGGCAGTACGCCATCAGCTGAGAACGGTGTGAATGGTCTTCGTTCTGCTTCCGGTGCAGGCGGTGGCGGTGGCGGTGTAACAGCCCCATTCCCTGATGGTGGTGCAGGTGGCAACTGGGGAGAAGCAGGCGTTCGTGGGTATCACGATAGTGAGCAGCTGAGAGCTGGTGTTGCTGGCATAGCTGGCAATGCCTTTTTGCCGGTGAGTGGTGCTGCTGCAATCAACTACAACGGCTCCCTTACAGAAGCACAGTTACGCTCTACTGGTCGTTTGAAAGGTGAGACTGAAGGGCTCATCGTCTTGCACCCATTTCGCAATGCGTTTGCGTTCCATCCCAGCACATCAGCGATACTTGGCTGGCAGTGGGAAAATGATGGTCAGCTGGAGAAGCTCGACGGCATCGACGGCAGCGTTTTCCAAGACGGCTATTTCTGGCGCGATACGCTCAATGGCATCGGCATCGCGAACTTCGACAACACCATTTACGAAATCATACAGGACAGCGCGACTCGTGAAGGCACATGGGATGCGCAGTTCCCAACAGAGGATACGTATTACGCGCTTTCGACGGATCGTACTCTCAGCTTCACCACAGCAATCAATCAGGAAACATCTCAGATGGTCAGGATTAGGCGCACCGCAGCCGCAGGTGGTGACGGTGGTGATCTGGCGATGGGCTATTACAAAGGGTGGAGAGAAACGGTTTGACCGTCAAACAGATATTTCAGCTTCCTATTGGTCCGGGCCAATACACCGAAGAGTCCGAACGTGGCGCTGTGGGCAAATGGTTCTCCATGGACAAGGTGCGCTTCAGGAAGGGGCTCGCTGAAAAGATCGGTGGCTGGGTCAGGCTGGAGCCACAATTTCTTGGCACTTGCCGTCGTCTGAAGGATTGGTCGTCACTGGATGCCAAGCGTTGGTCAGCTGTCGCAACCGACACCAAGCTGTACGTGTGGCAGGACGGCACTCTGTACGATATAACGCCTGTCAGGCGCTCTGAGACGCTGGTAGCGCCCTTCCAGACATTTACCGGGGAAACCCGCGTGCGGGTGACGGATGTCAACCATGGGGCGCAGGGTGGTGACTACGTGCGCTTTGCGGACGCCATCGTTGGTGGCGCTTCGGGCATCACGGTGGATGGTGAATACCAAATTGATACGATCATCGATCCCGACACTTACGAGATCACCGATGACGAGACCGCAGCAACGGGCGGTGCAGGAGAGGGCGGCACAGCCGTACAGGTCGAATACGATATCTCGGCAGGAGCAGAAAGCGCAGTTGTAGCAGCAGGCTATGGCACTGGTCCATACGGCAGGGAAGGCTGGGGTAATGCACGTACTGGATCGACGTTGGTGTTGGGCATTCGCACATGGTCACTGGACACATGGGGCGAGGACTTGCTGGCCTGTCCGAGAGGTGGGGCTATCTACTGGTGGGATCGCTCGAAGGGCACAGGCACGCGAGCCACGGCTTTGGGTGGCGATGCACCACCGAACAATGAGTACATGTTGGTGTCACAGCGAGATCGACACGTGTTTGCTCTGGGTGCGTTTGACTTCTTCAACGACGCATTCGATCCGATGCTGATCCGTTGGTGTTCCACTGAAGACCTGAATGACTGGGTGCCCACCAGCACGAACACATCAGGTGATTTACGCTTGTACTCAGGCTCGAAGATCGTCGCTGGTGTGCGGTCACGGTTGGAGTCTGTCATCTTCACTGATGTCAGTGTGCATACGCTGCCGTTCCTTGGTGGCTTCGCAGTGTTCGGTCTCAACATCGTGGGCGAGAATGTTTCGATCCTTGGACCAAACTGTGCTGTACCCATCGATCATCGTGTGTTGTTCATGGCTGAGTCTGACTTCTATATGTATGACGGTGTGGTCAAGGTGGTGAAGTGCGATGTCAGGAATTTCGTGTACGACAATCTCAACGTGGTACAACGTGACAAGATTTACGGTGGGCTGAATCGCGAGTTCAACGAAGTGTGGTGGTTCTACCCATCGTTCGATCCAGACGCATGGGTGCAACAGGACTTCTCACTTGGTCTGCCGACAGGGTACTCGTTGGCAGCCGCATCAGGTGGTGGCGCGATTGGTTACACCTACGTATTCAACTCAGGTGGCTGGACCGAGGTCGAGAACACTGCAAGCAACGGCTACGAGTATGACTTCTCCCTGACCAACGATGAGCCCATCATCACACCACTGGAGAGCGAGTACGCAGTCGAATTCGCATTCAACGGTATCGGTGGAGCTGCAACCCGGTGGGGTGGTTTGGTGTTCTTGCGTACAGAGATCACAGGGACGCCAGACACAACTTCAGATGATGCTCAGGGCATCTATATCGAGGCTGACTTCTTTACCGATACCATTCGCGTCCGAAGGAAGAACGCGACTGGCGTGAAGAGCGTCATGGACAATGATCCGGGCACTGACACCTTCACATCTGTGCTTGGTTCGGTAGCAGCACAGGACACGAAGTACATCATCACGGTGCAGTTCGATACACCAACGATCACTGTGTGGCTTAACGGGATTCAGGTATGGCAGTTCGACCTGTCATCTGCTGAGCTGTTGCTATACACAAGCGGCTCTGCTGGTCTTCATGTAGAAGAGGCAGCCACCATCGAGGACGAGTTCAAGTTCTACAATTTTGCAACCGGACCAGTGGGGGTAATTACTGCAACTGATTTCGATATCAGCCCCATTGAGGTCAATCGATACGTGGCACTGAACTATGAAGAGGGATCGTGGATCACCGGGAAGCTGGCAAGAACCGCATGGGCTGATCGCTCACCCCTGCTTGAGAAAGCATATGCAGCAGGCACAGACGGTTACCTGTATAAGCACGAAACAGGCACAGACGATAACGGCGCAGCGATGGCAGCATTCACTGAGTCCTTCGATATGGAAATACCCACCGCTGGAGAAAGTTTGATGCATGTTGACCAGCTGATTCCTGACTTCCTCACGCTGGAAGGATCGGTCACGGTCAACCTGACAGGACGTAAATATCCGCAAGACCCGAACCGCATCAGCAAAGGTCCGTACACGGTTCAAAACGGTACGAGAAAAATATCAACACGCATGAGGGCGCGTCAGGTAGCGCTGCGTATTTCATCGAGCGATACCGGCGACAAGTGGCGCATGGGTCACTGGAGAGCAAGAGCAGGGGCGCACGGTAAACGCGGATGACAAAGGTTGTTTTACCAGCATTTGGCGGCGAAATATTCTCTGCGCAGGAGATGCGACAGCTCGTGTCTGCGTTGGAGCTGCGCTTCCAATCGATTGAGCAGGAAAGCACCTCGTTATTTGACACTGGTGATAGCAACGATCTCGACAATCGTTACTCCCAGCTTGGTCATGTCCACACTGAATCGGAGATCACTGATCTTCAGAATTACCTGACGAACATCGAGAGCGAATCGATCTTTGATCTCAGTGACGTAACCGGTACGCCACAAGATAACTGGGTGTTGGTTTGGGACAATACTCAGAGTGCGTTCGTTGTGCAGTCACCGGGTGCCGCAGCTGCTGTGGCGCTTAATGACCTGTCTGATGTCAGCGTGCCAGTACCGAATGATGAAGACGTGCTGTCGTTCGATCAGGGCTCAGGGCAGTGGGTAGCATCAGCTATCGCGAGCGGTGGCGTGAATACGCTGGTTGATCTGCTCGATACCGACCTTTCTGGGCAACTGCAATATGACCTGCTATTCAATGCAGACAGCAGTGAGTGGCAACCCACTGGTCAGGCGTTCCAGTGGTTCCCCGGACAGTACATTCAGCTTGGCAATGACATAGCCGTTAATTGGTATGACTCTGTTGCTTCCAGTACAGAGCTGCTGAATTTCAGCAGCATTTTTGTTGGTGGTACTCCTACTCCAGACCCTGACATTGGTAGCGTCACCCTGCTTGTAAGCGCCGAGACGGCGAATGTTAGCAGCGGAAGTTTTACCGCTGATATTGGTGGCGTAGGCTGGACCTTTAGCGGCACTCCCACTTCGGGCGTTGAGCAGGGCCACATATCAGATGTCAGTTTCAAGCATGGCTCACGGTCTGTCTATGTCTTAGGCGCGACTGGCCCCACGTTTGAAGGTCTCGTTGGTCCAGCGGCTAACTCTACAGAAGCAGCCGTATTTTTCCCCATTGGCCTGCAAGAGTTCACAATCGAGTTTTGGATTGATCCGAGCACTGAAAATACAGAACTGAATCCAGACGGCAGGTGGGCTAACCCGAAGGAAATTCTCTCGTCGCTTAACACCCAGAATCCGGGTGCGCAACAGATACATATTGAGATCGCGGCAGATGGCGATTTGAATTTTTATACGCCGATCAGCACTGGTCGTGATGTTACTTTTGCTCAGGTGCCGAATGGTCTCGGTACGACCGGCACAGATTGGATGCTTGAAGGCTGGACTCACTGGGCAATCACTCGTGAGTCTGATGGTGAATTCCGCGCGTGGTGCCAAGGTGTTTTACAGGGAACCACTGGAATTGGCTTACATCCAAGCAGGTCAACTCTCAGTCTCGTTCAACCGACCAACGCGCAGACGGTTAATTTTGGTTGCGCCCAAAGGAACGGTGCGGTGCCTAACGGTGGAGCGTCATCGGGATACATTGATGACATTCGCATTACTATGGGTGTGGCTCGCTACACCACAGCGGGGGGCAGCTTCACGCCGCCCGGTCCTCTCGATGGAACGGTTGGCGACGAGGGTTTTATTGTTGGTGATCCGGGGTACATAACTCAGATCGACGGCACGACCACGACCATCACTGGTGCAGCGCAACTCGATACCACGCTCAACGTCGATGGCACCCTGACGGTTGCCGGTGTCAGCACGCTCAACAACAACACCGACATCGATGGCACGCTGGGCGTTAGTGGCATCAGCACGCTCAGCAACGACCTTGTACTGACCACAACGCTCGATGATGCAACCGGCGATGAGGTTGCATTCGCGCTGACTTACACAACGAACAAGGCAACATCTGGAGCTGACACAGGCTTCCAGATGACCATGGTTGATACGTTGAGTCCGGGCACATCACTGTTCGCAGAGTACATTCTTGGTGTAACAACGCTGTTCGACTGGGGTATTGACGGCACGTTCACTCACCACGATGCCAGTAGCGCGGATACGGTGACGTGGGGGCACAGTGGCGTGGACTACACCACCGTGCTTGTTGGCACCGATGACTGGAGCATAAGCGGCGCTCAACGATACGTATGGGATGAAGACATACTCGTCACCGCTGGTGGGTTCGTAACAACAGGTTCTCTCGAAGCAATGGGCTCAGTCGGTCTGTCAGGGTTCCTTGACGCGCAATCCACGTATGCTCGTGTAGGTGCTTACAACTGGACAGCAGTAGAGTACGACGATCTTCGCATCTATGGTGAGAACATCGATCTGTACACAAGCGCTGCCGGTACGACAAATGCAATGACAGTATCCAGTACGCTCATAACGAACAAACTGGATACGGACATAGCCAGCGGCTCTGTTTTCCGCATCTTTGATTCAACGAACACAGACAGCGCAGCATTCTCGCATGACGATGTTGACTTCAACACTGACTTCACCACCACAGCTAATTGGAATGTTACCGGTATTACTGCCATAGATGTTACTGGTGCGGTGAGAGCAAACGATGCGGCTGGACCTACCATGCTCAATGAAGCTGCGACATCGGTCAACCCTACGCTAATTCCGAACAGGGCGAACGAGTCTACTGGCATTGGTTGGGCGGCCACAGACCAGCTGAGCATGATCGCTGGTGATATAGAAGCGATTCGTTACTCAGAGGCGTCCAGTCATGTTCTCGCTGATTCTCAAGTTCATACTGGTATCACCGCTGGCACAACGCAGACACAGGCCGATGGCTTCCAGTTACTGTCATCGCACAACGAAGTGGCGACAGTCGCAACCACCAACGATACTGTAGTTGCACCACTCGCGGTTACTGGCAGAATTCTCACCATCTTGAACAACGGGGCTAACACCATGCAAATTTTCCCGGCAGTCGGAGATGATCTGGGGGCTGGGGTGGACACGGTAATTACCTTGGCAGCGGCTGGTAAGCTATGGTTCGTTGCTTATGATGCGACCACGTGGACACAATTCGTGTAAGGAGAGGGACTATGTTGTGGATAGGATTTTTTGTCGGAGCAGCTGTCGTTATGATGCTGCCGCCGAAGTACGAGGACTGGCTACGCCAGTGGATTATCACACAGTGGCAAAAAGTTACGAAGAAGGGGTAAAATGACGACGATCAAGATCAGACCGGCTAAACCCTTGGACACGTCGAATCTGGTACGGCTGCTCACAGCCGCCCACGACGAAGCAGGCGTTTACCCACCAGTCGATCAGCACATGGGCCTTAATTGGATTACTCGGACCCTCGTGGAAGGCTACGTCATCGTAGCTGATGTGTCCGGCAGGCTGGTGGGAACACTGGCTCTTACCAATTATCATTTCCCATGGTCGCCAGAACAATACATGTATCTGGAATGGCTGTACGTGCAGAAGAAATTCCGCAAGGGTGGGGCGTTTGACGCATTGATCAAGGGCTGCCATGCGTTCGCTGACAGTCACGGCGCACCGATCCTTGCTGGCGTATCTGCTGGCGACAAAGATGTCTTCTTGAAAGACCGCTTATTCCAGACTCAGGGTTATCACTACATTGGTGGTGACTTCATCAGGAGTAGACGTAGTGGGCAGCAAAGAGAAGAAACAGACCCAGACTTACACGCCGCCATCGTGGGTTGAGGGAACAGCACAGCAAGCGGTTGGAGTAGCCGGTCGTATTGCGAGTCAGGAGTACACGCCTTACGAAGGTGAGCGTGTCGCTGGTTTGTCTGAGAACGAACAGTTAGGTATGACGATGGCTCGTGATACCGCTGGTGCGGCGCAGCCATACTACGAAGAAGCGGCTGGTCTTACGCGGCGTGGGTCGCAGCAGTTCCGTGATGCTGACATGTCTGAGTACATGAACCCGTACATCAAGAATGCACTTGATCCTGCTGCTCGTGAGATACGTCAAACAGGCGCGTTAATGGAACAAGACATCGAGGGCAGGGCAGCTTCGATGGACGCCTTCAGCGGCAGACGCTCTGCATTGGCTGTTGCAGACACGAAAGAGAAGACGCTTCAGGAAGTCAGCGACCTGTATGGCGAAGGGTATGCGAAGGCATACGACAGCGCTACCAGCATCTGGGGTAGCGAACGCACGCGAGACCTGATGGCCGCTGGCAGGATTCAGGACATCGGCACATCAGTGTCGCAAGCCAACAAGACAGACATCTCAACCCTCATGACTACTGGTGCCACTGATCGTGGTATTCAGCAGGCCATGATGGACTTCGACTATCAGCAATTTGTAGAGAACAGAGACTGGGACTTTCGCAGTCTCGGCGCTTTGATTGCGGCGCTGGAAGGCACCAAGGGCTCCTACTCGACCACGCAGACCACTACCGAAGAAACGAGTGGTGGTGAATTCGCACAGGCGATTGGTTTGGCCGCGACGCTGATCGGAACTTTCTATAACCCAGCTGGAACTGTTGCGAAAACGGTGGCAGAAACAGCTGGCGACGACAAGGGGTAACACATGGCCGCTCTTGATGAAAAAACCACAGACACGGACCCGCTAACGGGTCAACCAATCGCTGTACAGGGCAGCGGTCTTGCCAATGCCCCAGCAACTTCAACTTCGGCTCCACTGCCACCCGGTACAAACGCAGATGTTACGGGCGCACCCCTGTCCCAAAACGGAACGCAACCGCCGCAGGGCGGTGGGGCCGAACCTTCTGGTCAGGGAGCCCCTGACACATTAAAGGATCGAGGTGATCCCAATACAGCCATGCGACGCAAATGGCAAGAGAACGCAGCAGAACTTGTTGAGATGCAGGAACAAGCCCTGACCAGAATGCAGAACGCATGGAAAGACCCTGTATCGAAAGCACAGGGTCAGGTCATGACGGAGAACATGAAGGCACAGGGCGCTGATCCAACCAAGGCGGCAGAGCAAAGTCTGGAGATGGCCGAGACGAACATCGACCGCTCCGTCGAAGACAAAGGGATGACGAAGAAGATGGGCGCAAAGCTGAAGAAGCGCTTGCGTAAAGTCTACGACACGATCCCAGAAGATCAGATGGGCATGTTCCTGATCGACTTCGGACTGCGCGCCATGATGGCTGGCGAGACCATGGGCAGTATGGGCGCTCTCGGTGCGGCAGGCAGTGGCGCGATGGGTGCCATGCAGGGTCGTCAGCGGCAGGAGAAGACAGATCGGCTGTCAATGGAACAGGCCGCTCAGGCAGAAGGCAGGGAGCAATTTGGTGCTTTGTCTGATCGAACAAGGGCTGATGCTGCAATGATGACAGCGGAAGCACAACGTGATCGTGCTGGTCGAGTCAATCGGTTCAAAGACGAAGTGATGATTGATTTCTATCGTAAGCAAGGTTGGAGCGAAGAAGAGATCACAGCGGAAATATCTGGCGCTCAAACAGCTCAACAGATGTATGACGTATATGCCCCAGCGTTCGACAAAATACGCTCTGCGATCAAGGCTGATCCACCAATGATTCCTTCTCAGATTCAGTATGTCGAGGTTGGTGGTGAGAAAGTTGCCATTCATGAGATGGATGAAGGACAGGTTGCTGCATACATCGGAGAGGTTGTGGAACAGCGCATGGCAGCACGTGGCGCGCTTGGCAAGGAAAATGCGTTGTCGAAGAGTGGGCAAGACTACATAAACGAAGCAACTTGAGAGTAAACAGTGTCAGTACCACAGGAGAAGATCGAGCAGGCGCTTGAAGCTGCTCGCAAGGACGGCAACTCCGCAGCTGTAACTGAGCTTGAGGAAATGCTGGGTGGTGTTCGGCCAACCCCGTCTGAGGGGGCGGCGCTTTCTGATCAAGGGGCGTGGCAAGAGGACATTCTGTCTGGTGAGGCGAGGTCCAGACTAACTGCTGGTGATCCAGAGGGTGGGATTGGTACACCACCTGAGCAGGAAGGCGCACTATCAGATCGACCATCCCGAGAGCCACCACCGATTGAAACCGACGAGTTCGGTACTGGGTTATCTTTTCCAGAGATGACGCCCGAGCAACGTACAAGGCGTATGGCGAAGAACCAGTACGACTGGGATAAGGCATGGATGGATGATCCGAAGTCGGAACCGACTCGGGAGCAGCAGAACGAATTCATGAAAGAAAACACCGACTGGCGCTTCGGCTATGGTCCGAATGATTATATGGGTCGTCAGGTCATTCTTGATCAAGAGACCGGCGAACCACGTTGGAGCGCTCTGTCTCCGCAGCAAATCAGTCAGGTTGAAGAGAAGGAAAAGAAGAGGGGCACCACCACTAAAGCCTCTATGGGTGCCTTGGGGTTTGGCATCATTCGTCCGGCTGCAAACATTGCACAAGGCGTCGATGCAGACATCGACAGGTTGAATGATTTTCAGCGCTTCTTATTTCATGAGAAGTTACCCCAAGCAGAAAAAGATCGCATCAGTGAGCTGATAGTAGATGAGTACGGTAAGGACAGCAAATACGTAGAGGATATCGGCAAACTGCCAGCGAACAAGCTGCGCGAATACATCGAGATGAACCCGGAGAACGAGAACGTCTTCGAGAACCTCTCTGGTGACGAATGGTGGGAGCAGCGCAAAGAGTTCGCAGCCAGACTGGCTGGCCGACTTCTTGGTCGGGGAGCGTTCCCGGTTCCAACACCTATGTTCGGTGCGGATGATCCGGGCGGCGCATTGATGGGTCGTGAGGCTTTTCAGGGCATTGAATACGAAGGCGACAAGGTAGCTCCAGCTTATGCTGGTGCATCAGAAGATGTTCGTGACTGGCTATCAGAGGCCAGCCATACCGAAAGCATCTATGAAAGCATTGTCACGCCGCTCCTGACCACAGACGAAGGCGTTCAGCCCGGTGATCGGTTGATGGAGCTTGCCAACAAAGTTATTGAGAAAACATACACCGAAGAGCAGCAGGCTGAACGCAGACTGCCGTTCTTCTCGGAAGACGTGAAGGTCCATACAGTCTGGGATTTATTTAACTCTGACCTGTACAACGACCCAAATACCAAGCTGCCATGGAATAACTTTGAGGCGTTCGCACTGACGTTCTTCGAGAGCACTCCAGAGATGGCATTGAGCATGGGTGTTACTCGTGGTCTGGGTGGTCTGGGTGCCAAGACGGCGATGAAAGAAACAGTTGGTCAGACCATCGGCCAGATTGATAAGACCCGGCGCTTGTATGCTGGGCGTTATGGTTTGATTGGTGGCAGTGGTACGGAAGGTATGTTCGTTGCCAATGCCGTTGAGTCTGAAACCAGAGACACACTCAATGAGGTGTCGATGGATAAGTACCGAGAAGACCCATTGTTCAATAACATGGTTGACGGTGGCATGACCGAAGAGGCGGCGAAGCAGGTGCTGGTACAGGATGCCGCCAACATTGCTTCCACGATGTCGTTCGTATCTACGGTGCTGGTGAGCGGACCGATGAACACTTTCATTGGTAGGAGCGCTGTCGGTCGCGTTATCAAAGATAAGAATGCATTACGACGTTCGGTTGGGATGCTGGGTGAGCCGGGGTCTGAAGGTCTTCAGGGTCTGGGTGAGCAACTGGCAACCGAGATGGGCGTGGTGCGCATCGACCCAGAGAATCCTATTTTTGATAATCCGAATCGATACCTCGAAGCATTCGGTGGCGAGGCAATGGTCGCTGGTCCGTTCGGGTTTGCGGCAATAGCAGAACCAAGCAAGCCTGTTGGTATCAATGAAGCTGATGTGGAAGTCGCTCGTGCTACAGAGACGTACATGCGAGCCACCAATGATCGCTTCAAGTGGCAGACCAAGATCAGCGATCCAGAGCATATCGCCAACACGACACCGAACGAACGACTGACTGAACTGGAACAGCTGGAGACTCTGCAAAAGGTGGAAGCAAGGTCGCTGCTTGATGCCGAACCAGTGATGCGTAAACACTTGGAACAGCAGAACACGGAAGTCGCGAAGACCGAACTGAAGATGCTGGGTGCATTAAAGATGCGCGCCAATGCAGTACTCAACGATATCGCTGTTGCGAAGTCACGACGTGTTACTGCTGGTGAGGTGCAACAGCAGGAACAACAGATCGTCAAGGATCGTTACGATCTTCAGAAGCGCGTTAATGAGAACGTGCTGAAGCTCGATGATCTGGAGCGCATGAGCGGCGCGATAGAAACCATTCAGGATCAGGGCGTAGTCGATCAAGCAACTGAGACCGAACTGATAAAGGAAGGCTACGCGAGGCGCACCGATGAGGGTCAGATGGTCGTATTGCCGAAGGGTAAACGAGCGCTGAAGGAACTCAACAGGCAGGCACGCGGACTCCAAGATCGTCTGGAGAAGGGCTACATCGGCACTGAGAAGCGCGATCCACTAAACCTGATCAAGCGCGAGATGATTGACAATGTTGGTCCAGTCGAACGCGAGAAAATCTTGCATGAAGACCCACTGACCGGGACACAGAATCGCAGGGCATTCAATGAGCGACAGGAGAACATCGACGTTCGTGAAGGCGAGACCGCAAAGGTCATTGAGAATCCAGCTCCAGCCGTAGCGGTGGTGGACGTGGACTCATTGGGCTGGGTGAACGACAACATGTCTCACAGCGCCGGGGATCGACTGCTACTCGCTGTATCAGACGCTCTGAGCGAGCAGAAGGGCGTAGAGGTGTTCCGCGTCGGTGGCGACGAGTTTGTGGTCACAGGGGCGTCTCAGGAGCAGCTGGAGACGGCTATGCAGGCAGCGGCTGCCAAGCTATCTGAGACTGAGGTCGCAGCTGGTGAGGACGCTGTAACACCACAGATTACGTGGGGCAAGGGCAAGACCTATGTCGAGGCCGATGCCGAGGCAATCACCATGAAAGATGAGCGCATTGCTCGTGGTGTAGTTGCCAAGAAAAAGGAGAAGGCAGCAACGTACAGGGTCCGCTCTCAGGAAGCCCTGTTCCAGAAAGGCGACGAGCTGGTCCTGACCAACTGGAGAAAGGCCAGAGACTTCGTTGAACGTGGTGACAGTGTAGAGGTGCTAACACCTGATGGCGCAGTGCAGGGCGTGGTCACGAACGTGACGAACAAGCGTGGGCGTCCACGTGTGAAGGTTAATGTGCAGGGCAGAGAATTTACTTTCAATCCAGAGCTGAATCACCTGATTATCAATGAGACGTTGGACCGGGCAGACCTTGCATGGATCACTGGTGATGCTGAGTACGCGCAACCCGGTCGAGACACGTTCCCGCAGACGCTCTCTGATGTGCAGATAGGGCACATGGGCAAGGATGGTGTCTGGTATGCCGATCTTGCTGTTGAGCCTGAGTACGTTGATACAACGCCAGAGCCGTGGTGGTGGGAGTCCTATTCTGACCTGAACTTCGACAGGAAGGTGTTCATGGCACCGATGCTGCCGAAGGCGACGCAGGAAGAGATCAGTCGAGCTGATGTTGTCAGGGAAACCATCACCAACGGCTATAGCAATCTGCCGCCGATCCACATGGTTACCGATATCGCGAAGCTCCAGCGCGAATCGCCAGAGATCGTCAAACAGATCAGGGCGGAAGGTGCATCCATGACCGGTGTTCGAGGTTACATGGATCACCTTAATCCAACGAACGGCATCTATATATTCGTACCCAACATCTACTCGATAGCTGGATCACAGAACTTCGAGCAAGGCGTTGCCGAAACCATCATGCATGAGCTGATTGGTCACTACGGTGTTCGTGGGTTCTTCAGGAACGAGGCAGACCTGCGTGTCGAGATGCATGGCATCGTTGATGATTTCCCGAAACTGGCGAAGCACTATGCTGGCAGGCTCGGGCTGGATATAAATGACCCGAACGCCAAGCAGCTGCTTGGTGAAGAGATGGTGGCGTATCTCGCAGGCGAAGTAATGTCAGGCACCATCGACATGACGCCACGACAGAAGACGCGCTGGCAGCGCCTCATGGACTGGGTGAAGAAAGCCATCAGGACAATGGGTCTGGATCGCTGGTCAACACTGAAAAAGATGTCTCGTGAAGACATCAACGACACGAAGAGTGAGTTCTGGAATGACGAGCGCATCGTAGACCTGCTCTCCAGCGCACAGGACTTTGTGCGTAATGGTCCTGCGTTCGAGTGGGTGTCCAAATACGACACGGCACAACCGTACATGCGTGATGCCGACATCTTCCAAGCAGGACTGATCACAGCGATTCATACCGCAGATAAGAAACTTACTGGTCAGGAAAAGAAACAACTGGTAGAGCAGGGCAAGTATCCAGACAAGGCGTCTGTGCCAAACGAGATGCCGATGTTCCCTGACCGCGCCTCGCCAAACATCTACAAGCAAGCAATCATCAATGCGAAGAAAGCAGGTTATATGACAGATCGCGAGATCACCATGTCAGGGCTGGACCCAGACGGTGACTTCTATCTGTTCCGTGACGCATCGTATGGCACGTTGCAACGCTACTTGGCACAGATGAACGGTGATCATGTCGATCCTGATTGGTACAGGGACGTATTGCCAGAGCATCTGGTGAAAGAGCTGGATGACATTCGTGCTGCGCAGTTGAAGAACCACATTGTTGGTCCATTAAAACCGACTGGTCAGGACGGTGGTTACGATGGTGATGCTGTTGTCTATCAGTACGATGAGAGGCCATCGCTGAACAAGGTGAGCGCGGAAGCTATGCGCGAACGTATTGCCGAAATCATGGCGATGAAGATTGAGCCAAAGAAGACACAGATGACCAAGGAGATGCTGCTGGCGCACATGGTCTCTGAGAATGCGTATCGAGTCTTTGTTGAGAAGCAAGGCAGGCACCCAAAGATTTCGCAGAGGCAGGCGTACGAAAAGCTGTATGGACCGCTGGAAGAGCAAGACATCTTCGTGTCTGCAACAGCCACAGAGGAACAGAAGAAGGAGATAGCAGACGAGATACAGCGCACCAGAGAGCGTGGTTATGATATTGGCTTTGATGCCGAACAAGATCGCTGGCTCGACTGGGCGGCACACACAACGGAGTACTCTGAGTGGTCACCACAAGGTTCTCGATACACGAGAGACTTCCGTGTTGCCTTAATAAAGACCACTGGCGGTGGCACTTCGATGGGCCATACCGGTCACTATGATCCGAACCTTATGCACATCAGAACTGGTGAGGCAGAGCTGCTTGAATGGGACGAGATGCCAGAGTTGACGTTCCCGAACCCAAAGATGCAAGGCAAAATGCTGTCGCTCATCGAGCTTCAATCAGATTGGCTGCAAAAACTACGTAAGGGTTTTTCGAGCCAAAATGAAAGACGAGACTCAGAGGAAAAGTATAGGGAGAACCTCTCGCTTCTGAACACAGTCGGTGACCAGTTTGGTCGTGGCGTTGCTGAAGATGTTTGGAAGGTGCTTGATTCAGTGTTGACGCCGATAGCCAATTTGCCGGACGGCAGAAGCCCGCTGGAAGGTGGTGGTTTGATGCCGGGGCTACGGGAGCGCGCCAGAGAAGAGCTTGGACAAGCCTATGAAGACCTGACAGCTGATCAGAAGCACGAGCTGTGGAAATCACACATGGTCGATGAGCTGGACAAAGTGAAGTCTCGCTGGGATGACGCTGACGCTTATTTACATGGAGTGTTGGAAGCGCTGCCGAAGCTGGGTGATCTACCGGGCTCCATGGATGTTCGTGGCTTCGATACGCTGGATGCTATTGCCATGCGTCGTGCTACCACGGTATTAAGGAACGAGCTGTCCAAAGCCACTGACACGATGCAAAATACTTTTCGTTATGCGGCGAACCAGACAGAGCTGGTTGAGCAAATTCAGCTGCTCAAAAACATCTTCGGTAAGAGATTGCATCAGCTTGCCACCGATGGTGATTATGGTGACGGCAGACGCTTACCGATGATCGAGTACCGGTTGGCTCCAATGCTGACAGAGGTGTACAGCATCCTTGGTGCAGACACCAACCATATCTCTGAGTTGATGTCTGGGCTTCAGTCACGCGAGATGGCTACCGTGCGCGTGCCACTTCAGGCTGTGAAAGACTTGAATCAGGCAATGACCGCATCCTTCACGCCTTATGATTTGGTGAAAGAGATTGTCGCGGCAAGTCGTATCAGCAGGCACGGTGACCTTGCGCCCGGAGCGCTTACCTTGACGGTTGGTAATGCTGGTGACGAGTTCATCGATATCAAGGTGGTTGGCAATAAAGCGGACGTTGCCAAGGCAGAGCAGCTCGTACCGAAACTGATCAAGACGTGGATTGAAAACCATGCTGCCGACAAGTTGCGCATCAACACACAGAACCGCGAGCAGCGAACCCTCAGTGATGATGTGCAGGGAGATTACGAGTTTTCCGAATTGGAAGATGCATATGGCCTCGAAGAACACGACACAGATTCATCAAGTTCAGAACTCAGCGATTACGGGGTTGAGTCGTTCGAGGAATATGAAGAAAGCACCCTTCCCGAGATCGAATCAGAGATTATAAATGATGCTTTCGAGAATATAACAGAGTCAGAGTGGGACGACCTCGAAGCAGATAATGAAGGCGTTAGCAGGGAAGGCAATACGTACCGCGACGCTCTCGTCATTGATGATGATGGTGATGTAGACAACCAAACGGCTGAAGACGAACTGAGAGATGCGCGTGATGAATACCGTCAAGTATTGTACGAAGACGACGATCTGCGGATGCAAGCCTACGATCAGGTTCGCGAGCAATGGCACGAGCGCGGAAAAACCGGACTGGTCACTGGTGACATTCCTATCTTGTGGGATGACGACGGTGATCCAATAGACTATGTGGCAGTCGTGATCATCGCCAAGAACCCCGGTGACTCGTACGATCTTTTGATCAATGGCGACGAAGTTGATTACGACTCCGACTACGATGACGCGAAGGAGTTGTTATCAGCCGCCATCCTTGACTACTACCAGAATGAAAGCATTCGTCCACCACATGGAGCGCTGTTTGGACCAGACGCACCACCCGCACCAGCAACAGATTTTCGACTGACAGCTCAGGAAGGCCCAGAGGCTGGACCGAACTGGGGAATCGCTACCGGTAACTTGGTCGAGAACCTGTCGATGATGAGTGACGCTACTCAAAAAATGGACAAGATATTTAATGAGACGGTGACGCTCGGCAAGAGAATCTCGAATGCAGGCGTGCATGTGGAGTCACCGCTGTCGAGAGACGAGCAATGGCGTCCACTGGCACTGAAGTACCTGATCGCAGACGCAGTGCGTCGCGGCATGGGCGGTGTGATGTGGAACAACGGGCTGTCATCTTCTACTCGTGGTGGGATCGGTATGCACGATGTTGTTGCCACATCCCGTATAGGCTGGACCAAAGAAGAGATATCACTGCGTGGTGAGCCGCAAGAGGTTTACATCATTCGCTCCGCAGACATGGGCAAGCCTATCGCTGTCAGCAAGAGTGGCATGGTGTCTATGCTCGGTCGTGACGTTACGCGCATCATCAATTTGCAGGAAGCCGGAAAGCTGGAGAGCCCTGATGTTGTAAGTAGCGAAGTCGAACAGGGCGATGAAGTCCCACGAGACAGGTACATCATTGCAACAACAGAAAGCGGCACGCAGGCGCTGTATCGTCGCAGCGATAATTCTTTCTTGGGATTCCATTCCGACAACGCTGGTATTGATCAGGCGATTCAACAGGACATGGAGCATTACGGGCGTCCAAAGATAGCGGCAACAGAAGACTTGCCGACAGCTGAGCCGCTTGGTCCGGTAACCGCATCAGGAATCATCGATTCCGATATGGCTGGCGGCCTGATTCACGTGATAACTGGTAAACGTCCATCCGGTTATACGGATACGTTCTCGAATCCATTGTTGGCTGGTGCGCGTAAGTCATACGAAGACATCATGGTTCGCCTCTGGAACAAGGAGTTGAAAAAGTTTGGCGTGCATATCAGTGAAACTTACGTCAAAGCCAAGAACATGAAAAAGGCTCAGCAGGAAGAGGGCCAGCCCACCATGAAGTCACCCACTCGTGACGAGCAGATCGCTGAGAAACATGGTCGTCTTTATGTTGCAGAGTTGACTGGTGAGATGCACGGCTGGGTAGTTATGAGTGAAAAGATCGGACCAGTAGTCAATGACGTGTGGTCCGATAAGTCGCAGGCCGACAGAAAGCTCACCCAGTATATTGATGACAATTTTGGTTCTGATCGTGAAGGCGTCAAGGTCTTGTATTTCCCGATCACCGATGAGATGCGGGAAGAGTTCAGTGGGCCTACCGCACCGTTCCACTATGACCCAACACAAGACCCGGTACTGAAACAGGCAGCGAAGAAATTCGGTTACACGAGAACACCGCTACGCGAGCGCTACAAAGCATTCAAGGACGCCTTTGGTGCAGAGTTCATACAGGGCGCTCTCGATCAGTTCTATGGTTTACGTCGCGCTTTGAACAACGCTGATGTTAGCGATGGTTCATACATCAGCGCACGACTCACAACCTCGCTCGACTCGATGATGAAGGGAATACTGGAGTACGGTCACCCAGTCTGGGAAGAGGGAATTGTTTCCAACCAAGGCAAAGGGTTACTGGAGATACTGCAACCGATCCTGAGCGACCCCAGCACGTGGGGCATGTACATGGCTGGCAAGCGAGCGAAGCGCCTCATGCTCGAAGGCTACGGCAATCTGGAACCAGAAGCACGAGCATGGATAGATGCCGCAGCCGACACGCTCGACAATCCAGATCACATGGAGAACGTGTTCGAGATACTGTCGCGCTTCCACGAAGGCGCGTTGGTGAATCACCGTGAGGTGCAGGCAGGTGACCTGACCAAGGCAGAACGTGATGCGCTAACACCACTGGAACGCAAGTACTGGGATAGTGGTTTCCTCGCTCATGCCAAACGCAAGAACATCAAAGTCAGGAATGCTCCGAGAGGGCGCTGGCAGATATTCGATTGGCGCGTTGTTCTTTCTGACAACCCACAGAAGAACATCGATAACAAATATGCAGCGGGCACGAAATGGCTGAAGAGAAAAGGCGTGAAGACCGACGCCGAGGCTCGGGTCATCATGGACAAACTGACTGATCTCGCGCTGAAGAAACAGGAGCAAGCGAACACCCGGCGACAGGCCAGAGTCGATGCAGGTAAGTCCGCAGAGAAGCTCATCGCTGGTGGTCGGGAGCATCTGTTCAATCCCAGTGAGATAAGGGGCATGGTTGCGCTCGGTGACAAATTCGGACACTTCGAGCGAGTGGCGAAGGACTATGCTGAGTTCAACAAGAAGATGCTGGACTTCGGTGAGGCATCAGGAATCATTGATCCAGAGACGCGGCCCATGTGGGAGAACGCCGACTACGTGCCGTTCTATCGCGTGGACGACGAGCGACTGACGGCATCCGGCTTGTCACCGACATCGGGTATTGCCAATCAGCGAGCGCCGATCAAACGCTTGCATGGCGGCAAGAACAACATGGGTGATGTGGTCAACAATATCCTGATGAACATCACCAAGATCGTTGATGCTTCCGTGAAGAACAACGCGGCACTGGAAGCTGTTGATGCGCTCCGTGGTTCCGGCATCGTTTCCAAGCAGCCAATGGACTGGAAGCCAGAGCTGATTCCAATGACACAGGTGGAGAAGGCACTGAGGGATCGTGGTGTCATCGTGCCGGACGATCAGGAAGGCGTACATATGAGCGACATTCCGGCAGAGGCACTGACCGGGATGCAAAAGATGTTTGCGATCAAGGCGCCTTCTGGTCCGGGTGTCATCAGCGTTATGCGTAACGGCAAGCGCGAGTACTACTACACCGATGACATGCTGCTGTATCGGTCGCTAACTGCGTTGAATAAGAAAGCGTTCGGCAGGTGGATGTCATTGTTCAGAGGGCCGAAGCGACTACTCACTGAGTGGATCACTATCGATCCGGCATTCATGATTGCCAACTTCCTTCGCGATACCGGCTCTGCTTACGTCATTGGCAGAGATGGCAGCAAACCAATCCTTTCCGCAGCAGCTGGCTTCTATTCAGCGATCACTGAAGATGAAGCTATGCGTACTATGGTCAGTGCAGGGGCCGCGTTCGAGAATGGGTACATCACTGGTGGTGATCCGAACGCCACGAGGAAGATGCTCAGGGCGGCAATGAAAGACCCGACCTTTGTGCAGAGCGTTCTGGACTCACCACTAAAACTCTATCGGGCATGGAAGCACATGGGCTCGGCCATCGAGAACGCGAATCGTATCGCTGTGTATAAAGCAGCGCGACGTGCAGGCAAATCGAAGAAACGATCCGCTTATGAAGGCAAAGACCTCATGGACTTTTCCATGGGCGGCGACTGGGGTATCACGCAGTTCTTGATGCAGACAGTACCGTTCATGAATGCGCGTGCGCAGGGTAACTATCGTCTTGCTCGCGGCGCGGCAGACAACCCACGTTCGTTCGCCTTCAAGGGCTTCTTGGTCGGTCTGGCTGGCATGGCTCTGTACTTGTCATTCAAGGATGATGAGCGCTACAAAGAGCTGGAAATGTGGGACAAGCAGACGTACTTCCACTGGTGGATTGGTGATGTTCATTACCGGCTGCCGAAGCCGTTCGAGGTTGGTGCGATCTTCAACACGATCCCAGAGATGATGATGGAGTACATCAACTCTGAAGAGAACGACGCAGGGAAAGAACTGCTGCGTGGTTTTGGACATATGGTTGGCGAGACGTTCTCGATGAACCCGGTACCACAAACAGTGAAGCCGCTGACGGAGACTGCGTTCAATTACAATTTCTTCACCAAGCGCCCGATAGTCAGCTACTACGAGAGCAAGCGAAAGCCACCGGAGCAGTATCGTTACCGCACCAGTCCCACCATGATAGAAATGGCTCGCGCTTTGCCGCCTGAACTGGATGCCGTGAGTGGCAAGATCAGATCACCGCTGCATCTTCAGAATCTGTATTCGGGGTACACCGGTACGCTGGGTCGTTACTTCCAGATGGTTGCCGATGCTGGAATGAGACGCGGCCTTGAGTACCCGCTACCACCATCATGGGAAGACCGCGACTATCCTGTTTGGGGCAGGTTTGTGCGCGGCGATGACCCGGAGCGTAGGACAAAATACGAAAGTGAAGTCTACCGGATGCTCGACAAGGTGACTGCTATTCAGGGCTCGTTGAACTTCCTTGAGAAGACCGGGCAGATAGATCAGTACGCAGAGTTGTACGAAGAGGACATGCCATACATCCGTATCGCGAAGCCGCTCGAATCGATCCGTGAAAACATCCAAGAGGTCAACAGGGCGATCCAGTTGATCTACCTGTCACCAGACATGGAGCCTGATACGAAGCGAGAAGAGATCAATCAGCTCGAAGGTTCTCGCAACATGCTGTTCAAGGAAGCCTACAAGTTACGACCGGGTGGTGAGTACAACCTTGGTGAGGAAGAAGTCACGAGGCTCGACATGATTGATCTCATTGATCAGTTTGGGGTCGATGACTCGACCGCTTTCATGCGTCGCATACAAGAGGACACTCCAGACACCTACGAGCTGCTGGAGATGATTCAGAACGACATGGCAGCACGTAACCTTAACTCGCTCGCAAGAGCATCGAACGAACCGGAGTAAACAATGCCTGCTTTTGGAACAGCATCACGCGGACGGCTCGATACGTGTCGTGCAGAGATCATTAAGACACTGGAGATCGTGGTCATCGAGTACGACATCATAGTGCTTGAGGGTGTGCGCTCGTGGGACAGGCAAGCTGAGTTGTTACGGCAGAATAAAACGACAGTAGGACCGGGTGAGTCGAAGCACAACCCACCCAAGCTGGCAGACGGAACCGAAGATGGTAATTGGTTGTCGGATGCTGTTGACGCTGCTCCGTATCCCATCGATTGGAAAGATGCGAGACGGTTTATCTACATGGCAGGGTTGATCATAGGGGTCGGTCGCACGCTTGGGTTTGATTTCAGGTGGGGTGGCAACTGGGACGAGGATCAGGTCATCATCGATGATCAGAACTTCGATGACCTTCCACACTTTGAGTATCGAGGCCCACTATGAAAGCAATAGAGACAGTCGAGAGAATTATACCCGGCACACGACAGGTCCAAATCACACCAGCTGTCACCGCATTTATGGTTATATTTTCATGGGCGATGACAGAGTTTGTTTTCCCTGAAGGCACCGTAGTGCCAGAGAAAATCTGGATTTCCTTAACCGGCCTGATCATTTGGGGTCTTCAGTACTGGCATGGACCACGCGCATGAGTCACGTTGAAATCATAATGTTCTTGGTCGCAGAAGCGGTCATTGTCGTTGGCGCGGTATTCACCTCGTACCTGAAGACCAAGGTGCAGATCGCGACGCTTGAGGTTCATGTTGCCACACTCAAATCTGCTGGCGCACAGCGAGACAGAAAGCTGGAAGGCATCGGCAAGAATCTTGCTGAGGTAACCGGATGTATCAAGCACCTGCAATCAAGCAGGAAGAATGCATAGGTATGTGAAGGTTCTGGTTGCGTTGGTGCTGATCGGTAGCATCACACTTGAAGCGTACCCCTTCAAGGATTGGAGCTGGATCAACCCTACCCACTACGAGAACGACTTTCCGATCCCACCAGAAGACAATCTGACGTACAGGTTGTACTGCGGTGTTGCTCAGGGCGGACCGTACAGTTCGTTCTCCACGTTGCTTGAAGAGCCGTCACCAATCAACCTCGACATGGGTGCGCTGGTTGCGAACACGCCGGGAACTTACTACTGTGTTTCGACAGCGACATCATTACTGCACGGCACAGAAAGCCTGTACAGTAACGAAGTAAATTTTACTGTGCTTCCGGCGGACTTGGGGCTGCGACCGAAGCCACCTGTACTGTCGGTCGGGAGCGGGTAGGGTCAGGATGTTGGGGAAACTGATATGAATCCATATGTCATTGGTGGGGTAGCAATCGTCATTGCTGTCATGGGGTGGCAGTTGAAGTCATCCATCACACGCAACGGTGAGTTGCAAGCGAAGCTGGAAGTTCAGGCAAGCGAGACGCTCGAATGTACAGACGCGAACAGCACGAACGTCACCACGATCACAACGCTTGAAGCGAGCATCAGGAAGATGATCGATGAGCGGCGTGTCGATACTGCGCGACGCGAACAAGCCATGGCCGAACGCGAGCAGGAGCTGCTGCGGGCGAACGCCAGAGCGGACCAACTTGAGAGAGAACGAGAAGATGAAACCGAGACCAACCCGGACTGCGCAACACTTACTTCACTCAGCGTGGATATGTTCTGCCCTGATACTGCTCTCCAGCTGCGCCAGCGATCCATCGGTGAGGGTGGTGACGGAGACGAAGACGGTTAAGGTTCCGGTTGAGGTCGTAAAGCCCTTACCAGAGACACTGACCCGGCCACTCGATTACCCGCAAGGGCATCTGGACGGTGACCTGACGGTCAGCGATTTGCTCGATCTGGTGTTTGATCTCTTCGACGTGGTGGACGTGGCGAACGCCGACAGAGAGAGGGCGGCTGAGCTTACGCAGCCACAGGCTTCCGAACCATTTCCTCAGTAGTAGAGATGATGTAATCCCCATGGTCGGGGCACGCCACCATAGTCAGCTGCTCCGTGTCGAACGTGCGCACGCATCCGCAGCCGAAGGCGATGTGAATCACCTTCTCATACCGTGGTAAAACTTTCCCGTTCTGCGTGTTCATGTTCACAGTTTGTGTGAACATTTTCACAGAGTCAAGGTAGTTTCAGGCGCTCTCGACCTCAGACGGCCTGAGAGCCCCTGTAACCTTCAGCTTGGTGATGGTGACGCTGATTACCTGTTCTCCGAGAAAGTCCAGCATGGCCTGTAGGGCTTCTTCCTGTTGCGCTAACGGGCGACGCTCTTGGATGCGGATCACTTCGCCCTGAATCAGGTTGGTGAGGTGGGTGTAGTCAGCCACCGATGAGGACCATCTGTGGTTTCGCCCAGTGATTGAAATCACGCTGAAGTGTTCTGAGCAGATCACCGCTACCGCAAACAAACGGCACATTCCTGACCAACCTCTTGACAGGTGGTTTGGACCTCTCGCCTTGAATTGCTTGCTCAATGTCGCTACTCGCTCTCGCCCGGAGATTGTGCTTTATGTTTTCCAGATCGGCGTAAGTGAGTACCGAATTGGTGCCGCTGGCGGTGGTGCTGCTAGTGGTGCCCCAGTCGGTCCAGCCGGTGAAATAGTGTGTTGACATTGCCATATCTCTCTCCCTTGCTAAGTCAGCGTACCCATTGCCGAAGAATCCGGGGGTGCGCATGTCCACGTATGGTCGGTTGCTCTCGTGCTTTGTGAAGTACGCTCGTGCGGTACCCTCACCAAAACGTGTGTCCAGATATCTGTGTGGGTCTTTTTGAAATACTCGTGACTCGTGCAGGTCCATCATGATCTGTTTGATGGCTTCGTTCATCTTGTGTAGATCGCAGCGCCAGACATATTCGCCCGTATAAACACGATATTCGTGTTTCCAGAATCCAGAATGCCGACGCTTGTGATCGTCAACACTCTCGGTTGCTGAACCTCTGAATGAACAGTTGGTTATTGCCACGATTCGATTTTAATCATGAAGTGACCTTCTTCTCTATCGAAGCCAGCCGCAGTTTTCGATTTGCGAAAGTGGTGCCACAGTCGCTCAACAAGCTCTGTCTTGGTGCCACTGACTGGTAATCCGTTGAGCTTACAGCCCTGTTTCAGACCGGCCTTTCTCATCCAGTTGAGACACGTCTTGACCTGAATACGGCTCGCTGCAAACATGGCTTCTTCTTCTGTTCGCTTACCCATTGCTTGGTCCTACCGTTATTGGTGGTGGTCGTGGTATTTCGGCATTTAACGGTCGCCACATGTGCAGACAGTATGGGTGATAGTTGATGTGGTCTGACTTCGGAACGAACAACTGCATCACGCAGTCCTCTTCATCCCAGAACAGGTCTTTCGCCCTGACCATATCCTCGTAGGTCGGCATACGGCTCTTGCGGCTGACGCTGACGTGTTCCCACTCCAGCCCATCACTGATGACCAAAAACAACCCATCGGGGAAAGAGAAGGCACCGTTTCGGTGGTTGCCCTTCTCAAACCCCGCTGGGTGAATGCGGTATAGCTCCGCTGGTCTTGAAGCGTGGAGACCCATCACTTTTTCTCTTTGATTTCCTTGATTTCCTTGGTGATCGCCATGGATACATCGGGCAACCGCTTCAGAATCTGACCGTACATCGCCTTCATCTCGTCGCCGCGCTTCTCCAGTTGGTTCTCCAGTTTGTCGCGGTACTTGTCCTTGACCTTGGCGATGCCATCGTCCTTCTCTCTCGCGGCCTTACGTTCTGCCGCAGAGACACGCTTGTCGGCATCGAGGGCGACAGACTCTTCGCGCATCTTTAACTTGTGCGCGATCATCTCTTCGTCCATCTGCTTCTTCTGTCTCAGCTCTTCGTTTTCAGAACCAAGTTTGGCGTTCTCGTCTTGAAGGTTGTCTCGCACCTTGGTAAGCACCAAGCAGCGATCTTCCAACTGCGTGATGCGTTTACCGAGCTGCGCGGCTCGCTTCTGGTTGAATCCGAACATTGCTTTCTCCTTCTTTTGCGACATACAGCCGCCTGTAGTTATAGCGAGCGACGGGGTTGTACTCAGCCATCTTCCCGTACTCCAGTTTGGTGGCTGCGTACAGCGCCTCTGGAGACTGGTCGATGAACCGGCGCACTACGCTGACAAAACCATAGTTCGATTCGTCAACCTGCCACTGCTCAACATCGGTCAAGCCAATTATTCTGGCCTCACCAACCTCGCTGATGAACATCCCTGTGTAGAACCCACTCAGCTCATTCCATTCAATGAACTGGTCGGCGTTACACCAGATGGTCGTCAGCTGCTTCTTACTCAACAGGTCAGCCATGTCGTCATCGACAACATAACCAGTGGTCATGTCGCGGACGTACTCATAGTCGAAGCCACCTTGGTAGCTCGAATATGCCTTCACACCACCCGTCTTGGCAGCAGGCGGAATACTTTCAAACGGCTTGCTGATGGGGGTTGGTTTTGGCTTCTTGTCGAATTGCCCTACGGAAAAGAGACCTCTCGGGGTGCCGTGCCCCATCATAACGATGTGGTTGTGCGCCTCGATAGCCTTTATGACCCCTTCCTTCGTGCCGCTATTGATGGCGGTGATGTTCTCACGGCCAGCGTAAATCGGCTTCAGGAAGTCGGTACTCTTATCTTTCGGATGTATTACAAGTGTCTTCATGATGTTGCAGACGTTCTCCTTCCATGTAGTTGAGACACTATTATAGATGGCCTGCCGGTGGAAGTCAATGCCAACGGCAGTTAAAAGGGGATGTCGTCGTCAAACTCGTCTGGCGCTGCCTGTGGGCCGCTCTTGGCGGTGCCGTGGGGCTCTGGTGCTGAGGCTGGTGTATCCCCGTCCCGTTTCGAGCCAAGGAACTGCACATTGTCAGCTCGTATCTTGGTCCGGTACTTCTTGACGCCAGCATCATCCACCCATGAGTCGGTCTGGAGTTTGCCCTCGACGTAGCACTGTGAGCCCTTACGCAGGTACTCATTGCAGGCTTCGGCGGTCTTGCCCCACACCTCGATACTCATCCATTCGGTGCGCTCCTTCTGCTCGCCTGACTGCTTGTCCTTCCAGCTTTCGCTGACTGCGATGCTGAAGTTACAGACAGCCTGACCAGACGGCAGGTACCGAATCTCCGGGTCACCACCGAGGTTCCCGATTCCTATTACTTTATTCACTCCGCGTGCCATCAGTAGATTCTCCTTATGAGCTGTTCTTTCGTAGCGGCATCTTTCGTCGTTTCATATTCGTACAGCACTTTGTCACAGTACATGCAGCGCTGTACGGAGCGCCCGAGAGGCTCTCTCTGTATCCTGTCAGGGCGATGGTTGTTGCAGAAGCACATGATCTTTCGCTTCCAGCGTTTGCGTGTGTACTGGTTGCTCAGGCAGATGCCAAGGAAGTACCCGGTCAGCGCAAGCGCGAATGCCAGTAGTGCAAATAGTACTGCATGGTCAATCATAAAGTGCCCCCTCTTGCCAGCAGTCGATGGAGGCGTTTGCCCCGTTGTTCACGACTGCACATTTTGTTGTTGGTGAAACCTCAATGACCTCGATGGTCTGGTAGTAGCCAGACGCATATCCGATCACCACGATCATCACGACTACCAATCCAGTGAAGACGCACATCAAGATTATTGCCTTTACGATATTCTCTAACAGGTTAGTCATGACCCTTTTCCTTCGCTGCTTCTGCGTCTTCCAGTAGTGCCGCACGCATCTTCTTGTAGGTGACGCGAGCGGTGCCCTGATCAAGGTCGTTGAGACCTTTCGCCAGCTCACCAGCTGCGAGCAGCGCTGTCATCGTTTCGCTCTGATGCATGGCTCGCTCGACCATAGCCAGCGTCACCTCGCTCTCTGAGACGCCCTCTCCGAAGACCTTGCGGGCCTCTTGCAGCTGTGGGCTGGTTTTTTCTACTGGTTTCGGTAGCGCGTAGTCAGTGATTGGTGGGGGCGTGTTTTCATGGTCCACCATCTCTTCGACCACACCAAGACCTTTCAACAGGTCAGGATAGGCATCACGCAGACAGTACGCACGTGCCCTCATCTGAAGCATCCGCTTCGGGTGCTTCTTCCAGTTGAACTTGGATTCAATGCCTGCCTGCATAGCGTCAGACCAACTGTAAGTCGCCTGTATTGGATTCGGATCACCTTGCCGCTGTGTGCGGCAGGTCGCAGTTTTTCCATCATCAGAGATGGTTTCCTCAATCCAAAGGCACTTGGGTGAAGCGCGAACTACCCCAATCAGTCCGTCACCATACAGGCAGGGCTTTCCTTCGATCACAGCGATGGACTGGATGGCCTGAAACGGTTCCAGCCCAAGCTCTGATCCCATGTTGATTGCAACGAAGACATCGTTCGGACGACCACGGTACGCATCTGGCACGAGGTTCGATTGCGCCAATGTGTGCGCAACGCGCTTGGCTATCTCGAACTTTGCGAACGCTGGATCAGCACTCAACGCAACCTCAGCTGTTGCCGCCTCAATGATGGTCTGCTCGCCTACCGGCTTACCAACCGCTTCCTCACCATAGTCTGTGCCGTGCTGAGTACAATACCCATCGTCTTTCGCTACTCGTGTGCAGCGAGTGCCTGAGCCTGTCATCGCCTTACACTTTTTCTTTGCTGCTTTCTTTTTCGTTGCCACGTTACCTGCTCCTTGTGTAGGCGCTAACGTACAGCGTTGAGTTCTTCGGGAAGTCTGCTGTCAGCGTCACGCTGGCTTCCCACAACAGCTGCATAAAGTCAGAGTTAATGGCAGTTGTCAGTCGCCAGTGACCATCCTTACATTTACGCAAGATGTGCCAGCCACCGAGACGTTTTGGTTTGCTGTTAGTGACGCGAAACTCGACCAGCTTTATGCGCAGCCCAATATCAAACGCTTGTTGCACGGCACCCGGACAGAGCCTTGCGTCATTGTCATTCAGTCTGAAATAACCACTGTCCTTTCTGACGTTATATGTTTTTGTCTTCGCTTTGGTTCTCATTGTTTTCTTCCTCTATTTTGGTTTCCATTCATTGCCGCGTGGCTTCCACTGCATCACGCCAAACAGTTCAGTAAGGAATATCTTTCGCGGCCTCGGACCTTCTTCGTACTCATGTACGGCAACGCTCGCAGGCCCATAGTGCTGCCCACCGTTGTCGCTCCAGCGACTTCCAGCTACGTGCAGGACGATGAGCTTCTTGTCACAGTTCATCGCCAGCACTTTGGTTTTACCGGCATCCACTCCGTGCCACTCGACGGTACCGTCATCATTGATTGTGATCGCGAACCTCTGGCTCATGACTTGTCCTCTATGGTCAGGGCTGTACCATCTTCGATGGCTTTTGATGCAGAAACCGGCAGCTTCGAGGCGAACCGTGTCACTACGAATGTGTTTTCTTTGACCGTGTACTCCTTGCGTGTTTGCTCCTTGCGGGTGTAAGCAGTCCAGTCTGGCAACACGCCGACTGCTGCTTCACCCATCAGCATTGCGATGCGGTTTTTGCAGCCCTCGACAACCTTATCGAAGATGTTGCGCTGCTCTGCCGCATCCTTCATTACGTCATGGTATTTCGCGGCCACATCTGGAAGCATAACCACCTGACCATTGGTGCCGGGGTACAAGCCCTTGATGAGCCGCGTGGTGGCAGCTGACTGCCAGTCTGGGGTGGGAGCAACCTTGTTCTGCACACGATCCCAGAATTCTTGTTCGGCCTCGATCAGGTCATTGATGATCTTCTCGATGGGGTTGATGCGATACATGCGGAAGTCGCGATTGCCGATCAGTACAGCCAAGTCCCAGACATCGTAGCCAGTGACAGCGAGGTAGTGCTGCACCTGACACATGATGTAAGCGGGAATCTCGTCGGACCCTGACTCACCCCAGCCCTCTTTCCAGACTGCGGTCTTCGCCTCAAAACCGATGCGACGATCTTCACCGACCACCTTGCGGTCGATGTTCGCGATCATAAAGGGATGCTCTTTCGAGCGGATTAACTTGTTGGCTTTTTGGATTTTGTAGCCGGTCTCTTCGGCGTACCGATCAGAGACGGGCTGTTCGAGAACGCTACCCCAGTACCGACCTTCTTTAAGAAAGTTTTTGTCTTCTGGTGGGGCTTGATCCAGCTTGTCCAGATAGAGTTCGTAGGCTGTTGAGAATGGACTGATGCCCAAAACGGCAGCCGCGTCTGAGCCACCTACCCCTGTTCTGCGTTCTTCGAGCTGTGCCTTTGTGAGGGACATGCTGCTCTCCTATCGTGATGCACTGATAACCAGTACAGGTAAATGCGTGAGGGCCGGAATCCAACCGACTTCTATATTTCTTTATCCACACATATCCTTGGAGATCATAAGGACGGTGGAGCGGACTCGTATATCCGTAGACGTTAGCCCGGATTGCCTGTCCTGAGTCACTCACGCGAGCTGTAACTACCTATGGCAGTTTACCACCCAGTGCTGAAAAGTCAACACTGGGTGGTAAAGGATGTTATCTACTGAACTCCGCGATTACGGGGAGTACGTTCGCATCGAAGCCGACCACATCCAACATGCCAGCATCGTTGGGATCAGCAATGCTGAACCCGGTTGAAGTCATACCTACAACCACGAGTTTCGCGTTCGGGTTGTGGGTCTGTCGGTATGCCTGCAACGCCTGAGCAGGTTTGATATTGCCTGCCCACGTTTCATTGTCCGTCAGGACCACGAAGGTGTCCACCATGATGTTATTTGCCGAGGCATACAACATCGGAACAGCACAGTCAGTCGCGCCGAAGGTGCGATTGGATACCTTCTTCATCACGTCATTGATCGCATCGTTCGAGCCGATACCAAGATCAATGAAGCCAGCAACGGCAGTTTCCCCACCATGACTTGCGTGGTAACGAGAACCACCAGTGAAGCCGTGGATGAAATGCACCGGCTCAGTACGAGCGATGATCATTGCCATCGCACCAGCTGCTTCAGCGGCAGTGATGTTGCTATCCATCTGTGCCCAACTCATCGAGCTGGAAACATCGACACCAAGCATGAATGCCTTACCGGTTGGCTCGACATTCGCGAACGACTTTGTGAAGCCATTATCCAGTGCAGCGATAATGCTGGTGTCTGGATTCCACTTCAGCTTGCCACGGAAGCCCTCACCAGCCGCGTAGTTTTTCGAGGCCAGCAAGAAGTGCATCGGGTGAACCTTCGAGCGAGTGATCTGCTCGTCATCAGTGATGCGCTCACGTACCAGCTTCGACTCTGCTGACATGGGCTTGATGGTGCCGTTGGCAGTCAGCTTACCCAGCTGACGAACGGTTGCCATCAGCGGCATCTTCGACAGCAGCTGCTTGTTTACAGCCGGATCGTTCAGCCACTCAGTCGGCAGCATTTCCCAGCTCAGGTTGAAGTCGCGAACGATCTTCGAGTTGGGTGCCATGTCCTGTGCCTGAGCGTAGCCACCGTAGATTCGCGGCAGCTTGTTCTCATGCACCAGACCCTGAATCTTTTCAGGGTTCACGGTTGCTTCAAACATCGCACCATGCAGCTCACTGGTCGTGACCGGGTGAGCCAGACGCAGGATGTCACGATGTGACCAACCATCACGCTGACGGTACTTCAACAGCTGGTATGCCAGCTTGTCGGCGTCCTTGTCGTTGTACCACTTCTGGAACGCACGTTTGGTTGCGCGACCCCAACCACCGAAGGCTTCCATGTACTGAGCGAAATGGAACAGGTGAGTACCAATGCGAGCCACCTCTGGCAATACGCCAAAGGCCAGCTTGCGGGTCTGCTCATTGCCCAACTTCGCAGCGGCAGCGAGAACAAACAGAGCAGCGTCGTTCTTATGCGCCCGACTTGCCTGTGAGATTTCGACAACCCGATTGACGACACGAAGACCATCCTCTTTAATCAGTTGAATGGTTGCGTTCGCGTTGTCCTTGGTCAGGTCACGCTCGCTGACGTAGAAGGTGCCACCTTCAGTGCCAAGAATGAGAAAGCGGTCCAGCCGATCCCAGTCAGACACAGCATGGACGAATCCACCTTCTGCGTTCTGAACTTCATCGGTACGACCGGGAGTGCGCTCACGCTGGGGCGTGGCACGAGTAGATACATGCTTTGAATAGTCCATCTTTTTCCCCTGTTACGGCTCGTCCATCACGAGCATGAATAAATTTCGAGCATGTTATTGGCGAAGGAGAGTCCCGAAGGACAGGCGCTCTCCCAGACTGAGCTATACGTGCCAATGCAGGGCACGCAACTGGATTTGAACCAGTGACCACCTCTTCCGCATAGATAACCTTCAATCCATCCGGCTCGAAAACCAACTGAGAGCGTGTTGTTGCCGTCGAGTAGGCACCCCGATTAAGGGGAAAGCCCTGATTAACAGTCAGGATAATCGACAGACATCCGGCTCTCATTTCAAACTTAAAGTGGACATGTTAATGAAAACGGATCAACCCCTTTCGGAGCTGGCAGGACTCGAACCTGCAATATCTTACGATACTTAACCACGGTAACCGTCTTCGTTCGGTCCACAAACTAAATGCGAACATGTTATGAGAGAGCGGTGCCTTTCGGCTTTCACATTTCAGATGAGATAACGCTCTTACTCTCCGGTTCGCAAACCTGATGGGCGAGAGAGGGCGTGAACCCCCTCACTTCGTCAGCCACCCCTTCCCACCGTTTTACGTATCGTATGAGTTAGCGCACTAACATCCAGTTGCCGAAGCAACTCGCCCTATTTCTGTTCATTCACGTCGCTCCCTGCAACGTGTAAAAATTGGAGCCGCTGATAAGAATCGAACTTATGATAACCGTGTGGCGTCCGGCTCGTTACCGAGCTTAAATGTTGCTCACGGTGTGCCCCCTCGGGCACAGCGGCTTAGCCTGAGCATGTTAGTAGCGATGGCAATTCAATTTGGATTAGATAAGCCACCGGCATCCGGCTCAGGGCAAAGGATGATACTCAGGCACTGGCGGAAGTCAACACTCAGTGATAAAATTCTCGCCCTTCCTGTGAAACCCAAAAAAGAGAGAACGATGTGATGGCAGACCTATATGGACCAACCGACCGTCCTGATTCAAAGCCACCACACCAGAATGTAATCAGGCGATTCCGCGAAGAACTGAGGTTGGACCGACACGAGTTTGCTGACCTGCTTGAAGTCAATGTCGATACACTCAGGGTCTGGGAGACAGAAGGAAAATCCCGACCAAGAGCGCCAGCCGCACTGAGAATAATCGAGGTCGCCAGCCGCAACGAATACCCGCTCGACATCAACGACATCTTCCCCAAGTAGTTTCCTTGAGTTTCTGTGAGTTTCTCGAAAACTCTTGAGTTTTCTGGGAACTCTGCCATAATAGATAATAGATAATAAATACCAGATAACTACACCTGACCAAGATACTAATACCTATACAGTTATTGATATCTATAAGGGGAAGCAATGTACGGCAAGATATGGAAGAGCATGTTCGAGGGCTCACTGTACGACGCTGGCTGGGAAGCCATTTTCACATTCATGATTCTGATCACGTTCGCCAATAAGGAAGGCGACGTTGATATCTCACTTAACGCATTGTCAGGCAAGACCAATGTGCCAACAAAAATCTTAAAGAAAGGCATCGAGGTTCTATCGTCTCCTGACGAAGACACCCGCACAGATACCTTTGATGGTCGTCGCATCGTCCTGATAGACGACACCAGAAACTGGGGTTGGCGCATCGTCAATTACGAGAAATATGCGAAGGCTCGTGACATGGCAGCGGTGCGACAGTACTGGGCCGAAGAGAAGCGAGCGAAGAAAGCAGCAGAGACCAGCTAGTGTCGTTCCTTCTTCGCCTTTATCAAGACATCTGCATCCAAGAGGTGCGCGAGGCGATTGCCGCTGGTTACCGGAAGATTCTTATCGTTGCTCCGACAGGTTCCGGCAAGACAGTCATCGCAGCTCAGATCGTAAAACTTGCTGCGGACAAATTTCGCCGCTCGATGTTTCTTGCCCATCGCCGCGAGCTTATCTACCAGTGTGCAGACAAGCTCGTAAAGTTCGGAGTTGACCACGGCATTCTCATGGCCGGTGAATTTCCATACGGTGCAGCGGATGTGCAAGTCGCCAGCATCGACACGGTTCGTGCCCGATGTATCACAACGGAAAAGCTGCCCTTCCCCAACTCGGACATAGTTGTCGTTGATGAGGCGCACCGCTCGCTCGCACCAACGTACCTGACGCTCATCAACCACTACGGTGATCGTGTCGTCATAGGACTGACGGCAACACCCATTCGTGGTGATGGCAAGGGTCTGGGTCACGTGTACGACTACATGGTGCAGTGTCCCAGCATTCAGGAACTCATTGATCTCGGACATCTGGTCAGGCCGCGTACGTTTGCGCCGACCATTCCTGACCTGACTGGCGTGAAAGTTGATGGCGACTATGACCGCACTCAGCTGGAACGCGCAATGAATCACCGCTCATTGGTTGGCGACATTGTTACGCACTGGCATCGACTTGCTCACGACAGGCCAACTATAGTGTTTGCGAGCGGGGTTAAACATTCGGTGAACCTGCGCGATGAGTTCGTAAAGTCTGGAGTCGCAGCGGCTCACGTAGACGGAGATACGTCTCTTGAGGTGCGGAGTGATGTGGTTGACGACTTGAAAGTAGGCAAGATACAGGTGGTTTGTAATTACGGTGTATTTACCGAGGGGTTTGATGAACCAACTCTGTCCGCTTGTGTCCTTGCCCGCCCAACCAAGCACCTCGGCCTGTATCTCCAGATGGCCGGGAGAACTCTCAGACCAGCCGCAAACAAGGAAGACTCCCTGATCATCGATCATAGCGGTAATGTTTACGAGCATGGCTTTGTCCAAGACGACCACAACTGGGTGTTGGAAGAGGGCCGCGCACTGACCAACACGAAAGCCGAACGCCAAAAAGAATTCGATGAGAAGGAGCCTATCACATGCGTGATGTGTGCGACTGTTTACACTGGTCAGCGCATCTGCCCGCACTGTGGTCACGAGCCAGAGAAGAAGGGCAAGCATTACGACACCCGTCATGGCGAGCTGATGGAAGTCAGGGCAGAAAAAAGACGTACAGCGAAGAAGCGTATCTTCACTGTTGCGGACAAAGAAGAGTGGTTCCAGATGTTCGTCGGGTACGGCGAAAAGAAGGGCTACGACAATCCGACAGGGTGGGCGTCACACAAATACAAAAAGAAGTTCAAAGAGTGGCCGGACTATGATTTCAGCAGAGAAGGCATCGAGCCGTCACCTGAGTGCAAGAGCTACATCAGGTCACGGAACATCGCCTATGCTAAATGGAAGGAGAAACAAGATGCGACAAACAACGAAGCAAGCGGCGCGAGGTAAATGGGATGCAATCATCGCACAACTTATTGGTGAACAAGCCATTGCCCGGAAGCACGGTCCATGTCCTATATGCGGCGGAGAAGATCGATATCGCTACGACAATAAGAGAAACGATGGAGATTGGTTCTGCAATGTTTGCGGACCCGGTGATGGCTTTCGTCTACTGTCAGAAAGTATGGGCATCAGCTTTGCAGAGGCAGCACGAGAGGTCGATAAAATAGTAGGCAACATCGAAGAGAAACCATTCAAGCCGGTTGTCAATACAGAGAACAGGCGGCGACGATTGAATGAGGTCTGGGCAGAGGCGAAGGCACCAGAGGTGGCTTATGACTATCTCATCAAGCGCGGAATCAATGCGGATGTTCTTGAAGACGCGAGCGACATTCGTGGTCACGCCTGCTTGCCGCTTTACGATGGCAAGGTGCGAGTTGGCGAACACCCGGCGATGCTGGCGTTGATCCGTAACGCGAAGGGCGAGCCGGTATCAATCCATCGCACGTACATCCTTCCTGAGAATGTCGGCAAGAAAGAAAAGAGAATCATGCCGCCCATCGAGACCATTGTCGGTGGCTGTGTCAGGTTGGGTGAGCCGGGATACGCTCTGGGTTTTGCCGAGGGTATAGAGACAGCGCTGTCCATGTGGCAGGAGTCAGACGTGCCCTGCTGGGCGACGATCTCTGCGCATGGCATGAAGAACATCAAGTCGATACCGAAACAGGTCACGCACGCTTACGTGTGTGCTGACAACGATCTGTCATTCACTGGTCAGGCAGCAGCGTTCGAGTGTGCTGCCTTCTTCAAGCGTAAGTTCAACATCAACACCGAAGTGTGGATGCCGGGAGAGTCTGGCTCTGACATGAATGATCACGTTCAGTATCGAGCAGACAGCATTATGAAGTGGAGAGGATTCTGATGAAAGCAAAAACACTTATCAATATAACTCCAAATGCCAGACCACCCATTGTCATTGAGATGGAATATCAAAAACTGGGCTGGTTACGGCGCAGGCTTATATGGTTAATTTTCGGCTGGGAAGTGACGGTCGAAGAGGTGGTGGTGAGACGATGAGCATTGCATGGACAGGACGGGTCACTATGGCCCGAGCAGACTGGGGCGACGAGAACGGTAGCACGGTGACCTTCAAGTTGCCGATGCAACACAGCGAGGACGTGAGGAATCCGTTCCACGCCTTCACCAAGCGCCGCAAGGGTAAGGCAGGCACCCGATTTATGATGGCCTGTCACACGGCCTCAGAGGGCGTCAGGCACGCGCTGTACGAAGACGAGGCGATGCTTGCCGGGTGGAACGACAGCCAGCAGAACGGGCATACGGTCAAGCTGTGGCTCTGCAATGATGGTATGGGTCATCCCTTCGAGGGTTTGAGTCGTACTCAGGAGCTGATCGTGGCGCTCAACGAGCTGGATGATGACAACGAGGTCATCGACCAGAAGATGCGTGACAGGGTAGAGAAGCAGATCGACACCGGCAGGCAGAAGGACTCCAATGTGGCAGCTCTGTTGTGTCGAACGCCTGAGTTCTGGGAGTGGGTCAACACAGTAGGCAACGACCTCGTGGTGATGAATGTGGTGTGCAATGCCGAGGAACCCGCAGCTCATTGGATGTATCAAGTGCTGGGCATCAGTTCGCGAGCTGAGCTGGATAAAAACAAGCTGGTCGCGGTCACGTTCCATCGTGTCATCAGAGAGCCGTACCAGAAGTGGTACGTTGAGAATTACGGAGCAGCATGTTGAAAGCAGAGCGAAGCAGACAGCTGGAAGATACAGCGACCGAGGTGGCTGCGAACTATAGCAAGCGACGAGACCTGAACCCCACGGCTGAGGTCTTCGAGGTGCGGAAGGTGAAGCCACTTAGTGAGACGACAGCTGCGGTTGTGTACCTGAAGACAGCGACCGAAAAGGTGGTACGCCGTAAACTGGCGCTGGCATTTTTCTACTGGGTGCCATCAGGACCACAAGGAAAATGGTTGCACATGTTCATCAGTTACAACCACCTGAACAGCCTTGAGCGGATGCGCGAGTTGCTCGACACGGTAGAGGAATACAACCATGGTCAGAATCAGCGTAAGCCGACACCAGAAGAATCTGAGACAGCTCAGGTGCGCGATCAGTCGTAACCCAACAGTCACCCTGCATCATTGCCACGGTGCCAGCATGAAGGACCACGGCTGGCATGTCGGCATGGGCCAAAAGCAAAACCCGTTCCTGCAAATTCCCATTCATGAGCATTACCACGTTGGTGGGCAGGGCATCGACTACGGTGTTGGCGTGGTATCATGGGAGCGTTACTTCGGCACGCAATGGGAACACCTCGAATGGGTAAACGAACAACTGGATTACGACATCTTCCAGCAGGCGCAAGAGTGGGAAAAAGAACATCGTCATCGAAGTATCGCAACAGGAAGGTTCAGTACGACGGATACAAGTTCGACTCCCTGAGAGAGTGTGAGCGCTACAAGGAGCTGTGCCTGCTACAGGATGCCGGGGATATCATCAAGCTGGAAGTGCAACCGAAGTTCCCGCTCAGGGTCGCTGGTAAGGACGTGAAGATCAGGTCCGAGCGTTACCCCAACGGGCGCAAGGTCAGTTACTTCGCAGACTTTGCCTACTATGACGAGGCAGCAGGGAAGCGCATAGTTGAGGATGTGAAGGGGGCGGACACACCAATGTCTCGACTGAAGCGAGCCCTCGTTGAGGCCCAGTATGGCGTCCCAGTCATAATTGTGCGATAGTGAGGGTGTCTCAACGACACCATTGTTTTTCTTCCAAAGAAAGCAGATTGGGGCACCCTTGTCGGGTGCCCCCTTTTTGTTTCAACTTACTGCTCTCAGCTGGCGAGTGGACGGTAGCCGCCCGCCTGATGCTTCGCGGATAACATCTACGAAAGCGACCGTGCTGCCAGTCCAGCGACCAGTGCTCTCATCGACAGAGGCACCGTGTTCTTTCAGGACGCGCTTCACGTCCTCGTACTCCTGCTTGTTGCAAGTGAAGTTGATCTGGTGCTTGTTCTCCAGAATCTTCTGGATGGCGTTACCGACTGCACGCTTACCGACTTTCTGCGTCGCTTTTGCAGCCCACTCCGCAACGCGGGTGAAGCTGAATGAGCGAATCAATTCGAGCGACTCTGACTTGTTGTAGCCGAGACGCTTGAAGTGTCGGTAGGTGTGCAGGTACTTGCCAGCCGTACCAGACGTGAAGGACATCTCTTCCTCTACGAGGTGAGCGAACGACTGGTAGCCCAGTATGTCCCAAAGTTTGCCGTGTTCGAGTGCAGACAGAATCTGTCCCATCTCGAAGAAGGCACCTGTGACCTCATCGTCCAGCTTGATGAGCCGGTCGAGTAGGTTAGTGGCGTAAACACGTGCTGATGTTGACATTGTTTTCTCCTTCATGTGTTACCAGTTCGATGTCTCGCTTCACGACGCCGAGGTGTTCGTCTCCGCGCCAGTGAGGTTTGACCCAAACCTGTTTGCCGCTCTTCTTGTAATGTCTCCAGAAGCCACGGACTTGGTGGAGCCGCTTGCGCGGCTGGAATACCGACCGTCCTGTTTGGGATGGATCGGGTGCATCAACTTCGAGTTGAATCACAGTATGCTCGAAGCGTGGAAACTTACGCCGCTTGCGTGGCTTGCGCGGCACGAAGCTGTGCGGCATCGGCTTGACGCCAGCGGTCTTGTTGCGAAGCACGGCAGACAGGTCGAACGATCTCAGCCAAGCGCTGATCAGACCCTTGCACATCATGATGGCCTGCTCGCCTTTCTCGGTGATCTCAACGCCACCGGTTATTGCATTGATGACTGTTGTATCACGCGACAGCTTGCCATTGGTCATGTGAATCTCGACTGGGCAGTAGCTGAGGCGTTGCTCAGGTCTAATCGAACTGACTCTCTCGCCAGCAAAGGTGAACGCATCGTTGTGTATCACGTCAACACCACTCGAACGCCAGAAGCATATGTTCGCGCAAATCCATGTTTCGTGCGCGCAAGCACCCAGCTCGTCGTAAGGCTTACCGTTTCTGGTGGTGGTTTCTTGTAGGCAAATCATGTAGGTGTCATCACCCCATTCAACGATGACTGTACACCACTCGTGTGGCAGGTGGATTGGTCTGGTATTGCCTATGTACTTCAGTTCGCTTTCGTATTGGTGGGTCATCAGTCCCAGCGTTTCGGCTGTGACTTTGTATTTCACGGACGAGCGAACGCAACGAGCCAACCACGCATCTACCGGGGCAGCATCATCCATCATCTTGCGGAAGCTCTCGTCGGTGTCACACCTGAACAGGGAGTCGTTCAGAGCCATCCACTTTTCTACAGTGGGGTGCTTCTTGGTTGTCATGACACATTCGACGTATTCAAGGTACTCCAACCACTCATGGAAAGCGGGTCCGAGGTATCCTTGTTTGGGTTGCTTTTTCATGATCGTAGGAAAGGGGGCTTGCGCCCCCAACTCCATTACGCCGCTTGCGCGATGCGTTCCCACTGGTTCGTGGGCAGCTCGATGATGTTGCCACCGATGCGCTCCAGTTCAACCTGACGCTCGTAGGACACGTCATCGTTCTGAGCGAAGTGGGTGATGGCCCACTGCATTCCGAACTGTGACAAGTCGCCACCCTTGATCAGGGAAGCCAGCACACCTTCCTGCTCGTTTTCAGTCAGGTTAGGCAGTTCGCGAACGGCAACCGAAGGCTTCTCGATCTCGGTGCCATTCATCTTGGCTTCACACTCGGCAACCATTCTCTCGAACATGGAGCCGTCGAGGCCAGCTTGTACGAGGTCGCCTACTTGCATCCAGAAGGCGCGATCAGCTGCGGTCTTCGTGGCGTTCGTGTACACCTCGAACAGAGCGTCCTGATCGGACAGTTTTTTGCCAACGTGGTATTTGCGCATGGCGTTGCTGCCAATGATCAGAAGGTTCGAGCAGTCACGCTCGTGGATGCCGGGTTCTACGAACAGCGAGCCTGCGCCCACTTCTGAGTTACCCATGCAGATGCCGGGAGAGAACCTGTGGATCGGGTTGTGACCACCGTCACCAAGGAACGTACCAGCCTTGGATACGGTCTTCTCGACGCCGGGAACCTTGCCTTTGATGTACAGGCGAGTCTCGGTGATGTCGCATGACGTAACTTCTGCGCCATGCTCCATCAGCTTCGGCAGCACCGCATTGGCGAAGTCGAAGTTGTCGAGCGGACGGTATTTGTTGGACATGTATGCCCGGACCTGACCATCCAACGTACGGATCATGCGGTCAGCAGGCTCACGTTCAAACAGCTTGTTGATGTTCCACGCCAGCATGTCCGGGTGATCGTCAGCGAGACGGTCAGCGAACTGTGCTGGTATCTGTAGCTGCGTGCCGATCTGGCGGACAGCGTGCTTGCGGACTGGGAAGCGATCAACCTCACCGACCTTCAAGGTCAGGTTTGTGGGTGAATCGGAATCGACCTCAACAGCCAGCTCTTTGGTGCCAGCTACGAAGTCGCGTTTGGCGTCCTTCTGTCGAGTCAGCTCAGCGGCCATCTCTTCCAAGGACATGCCTTTCTTGCTTGTGTTTTTGATGGATTTCATCGGTCTTCCTCTTGTGATGGAGTGACAACCACTCCAGATATGTTCAGTATAAAGAACTGACATAGGAAGTCAACCCCTATGTCAGTCTTTTTCCTTTTCCGGGTCGAAGTCGCCATTCCATTCCATATAGATCAGCAGCTTTCTCGCCATGTCAGGCATCTTGCGATGGCTGGCCTTGCGAGGCGGAACCAGCCAGCGATCAACGGTGCTGATGTTGACCGCGACTGCTTTCGCAACTGCTGGTCTGGTCAGGTGCCATCCGGCCATAAACTTCTTCAACCATGCGTTGTTATTCGCAATCGCTTTGTAAGCCATATTTGTTCTCCAGAGTTTGCCCCGGTCTGGTGGCTACTGCGTTCCCCTTGATCGAGGGATACTCCCCAGAGGGAAGTCATCAAACGTGTAGCCAATCAGACCGAGGGCTTTGGTCACTGGAAACTTCACAGACTGTGCGAGTCTCCATCCCCAGTGACGTTGCACTCATCCAAAAGCGCGGTTCAGGACCGACAGACCGCTGCGTACAGCTGCGACCTCAGCGTCAGTGATCTCAACCGGCGTGCCTTCGCGCTGTGCCGAAGTGTCGGCCAGCTCGTTGATGTCAACGCCCAGCTGTGCTGCGAGCGCCTTGATTGCGCCTTTGCGGTCTACACCGGCATCGGCCAGAATGTCGTCGGCGCTGACGCCAGCTTCACTCAAGAGTTGTGCTGCTATTGTTGATAATGACATTGTTTTCTCCTATGCCGCGTTAGTGATATCAGTCAGGAACGCCTTGGCGGCTTTGGTGATCCCGATTCGTGAACCAATCGCCCTGTACTGCCGAGCGACCGTCTTTATGGTCTTGTGTCTTTTGAAGGGCGGTGGGTCAGAGAAGAAGCGCTGCTCTTCGAGCGGCACCTTGCGGACCTTCACACCCTTGCTGTCGATGAGAAGAATAGGCATCTTCTTTCGACCGTGCGGACCAACCAGTACTGTCTTCGTACCTTCTGCTGTCCTGTAGTTCTTCAGTTCGTACACCATTGTGTTCTCCTATGTCGAACAGACATTATACATGACTATGGCAGTGATGTCAAAAGACAATACTGGTCGCTTCCGCCGGATGCCATCAAATGATGGCGTTATCGAGCGCCTCGGTGAGTACACCCTTGGCTTCTTCGAGCCAACTGTCGAATGCATTCTGATGCTCGTCCAACTGATCCTGTTCGTGGTCGGACTCAAGCTCGTCCTGCTCACGCTCGTGATCAGCTTCAGCTTCATCGCGCTCTTCGTCAGAGGCGTACTCTTCATCGTCATCGAACGGCTCGCGAACGAACTCTTCCTCATCGAAGTCGAACTCATCGATGCAGTCCAGTTCACTATCAGCGCCTTCCAGAGCGTCGATACGTTCCTGTAGCAGCTCACCCGTTGGTGAGTACTGCAACGACTCAGGCATGTTGTCGAGGCTGTCCTGAGTTTCCTGACCCAGTTCTTCGACTTGTCCTTGAATGGATTCTTTCAATCCATCAAACTCATCGGAGTCATCGCCACTCCAGTCTTCGATCTCTTCTTGCATCGCGTAGATGGTTCCGAAGTAGGCTGACCGTGTGAGCTGACTTGCTCGTGGTCTGGTCAGGGAGTAGCGCTTGCCACCGTATCTGAATTTCCACCAGTAGTAGGACTCACCCTTCTTGCAGACAGGGTTCTTCTTGCGTGCTTTCTTTACAAATGTTACTCGTGGCATTGTCCTTCTCCTTTATTTATTAAAGTGTTCGCTTTCCATGGCCTCTTCAGCAGCAAACTCTTGCTCTTGAGAGGGGCCGAATTTCATGTCGAGATATTCGATCAGGTACTTGGCGTAGCCAGTGACAATCTCGACGCCATCAAACCAGAAGGTATCGTCGCCGCGTTTGACTGTAGCGTCGTATGCGACACGCAACTCTTCGCGTTTCTCTGCTGTGAAAATGATTTTGTTGTCAGTCATTGGTCACCTCGGTGTTGTCTATTTCGTCTCTTATGCGGTTAGATTCAAAGTCGATGTCAGCGGAGAGCCTGACAGTCTTTTGTGCGCTGTCGTGTGACATGATGGTGTGGCACCAGCCGAGAATTGCGATCTCTCTGCGAAGCGGAGAAGATTTCGCCCTGTCAAAGAATGTACTCATGTTGCCGTCTTTAACGAAGCGCCTGATTTCCCAGTACGAAGCGTTGATGCGTCTATTGCCTTCGCGCAAGTACATGTTTTGCTCACAGCGAGTGAGCGTCTCTTGTGCAAGTTCTACGGTGCGCGAGCGAACGCCGAGCGTTTCCTGTTTTCCTTCAACCTGTGCTTGTCGAATGTATTTTGCTAAGGCTGATTCGATGTCGCGCTGTTTCTGATTCGCGGCACGATTTTGTGCCTCAGTTTTTTCGACCAACTCATTTGCTTGAGCAAGATCGGTTTTCAGTCTGGCAATTACGCCTTTGAGGTAGCTGTTCATGAAAGTCTCCTTCATGTGCTTGCTTAAAATGACCCCGGCGCAACACCGGGGCTTCTTGAATTTGGTGGAAGTGGTAGGAATCGAACCTACTCAGTCGTAGACAACAGATTTACAGTCTGTCGCGCCTCTCCTACTGCGCCGCACTTCCAAAGTATCGCTGGTTGGGCAATCCTCAGATGAGTTCTCACCTCGACATTGGACAACCAGCGATGGTTGTTTGGTGGAGATGATAGGAATCAAACCTATGCTGCCTTGCGGAACGGGGTTACAGCCCGCACACGATTCATACGTGTCTACATCTCCCGAATTGGCTGGTTACCCTTTGGCTGCCCCATCAAGAAGGTTGCCCATCCATCGGATGCTAAGGTTCATGCAACCAACCAATGAGTGCATTATAAACAGCTGCCATAGGAAGTCAACCCCTTTGTGATAAAAGATTCACACTCAGTGCTAGTTTTATCTATTTCAGTGGGTTAGGTACACTACGCGCATGACACCGAAGCAACGAGAGTTCGCCAGACACTACGCCAACGAGCCGGTCGTTCTGAAAGCGGCACTGGCAGCCGGGTACTCAGACAATTACGCACGTACGCACGGCAAGATTCTACTCGGCAACGAAGAGATCGTCGCGGAGATACAGCGCATCAGGAAGCGCGTCAACGAGCGTGCAGATAAGTCGGCTGTCGATGTTGTCAACGAGTACTCGAAGATCGCATTCACAGATCGTGTCGGTTTTTTGAAAGACGACCCACTGCGTCCGGGTGAGTACATGTACAAGGCACCCGATGAGCTGACCGATGATCAGCGCTCCGTGGTGGAGCGTGTGAACATGACGGTGCGCAAAGTGGAAGGCAAAGATGACAAGGGCAAGGACATCACTGTGCATCGACAGGAGTATCGCTACGTCCTGTCAGACAAGTCGAATGCACTCCAGCAGATGGGCAGACACTTCGGCATCTTCGATGACAAGCTCAGGATCACATCGTCACACCAGAACCCATTCAAGAACGCGACGCCAAAACAGTTGGAGCAGCTGAAGAAGTCGTGGGTGAAAACAATGAACGACCCAGCGATGTTGGAAGGTGAATACGAGGTGGTAAATGGAAAAGAAAAATAGAACCTGTTACCTCATGGTCAGGGACGTGCCCGGACAGGATGACGAAGAGGCAGCGGTTGAGTGGGGTGTGGACTTCAATCTGGAAGATGGCGAAGAGTTACCCACAGACCATGAAGACCTGACTGAATCCCAGTACACGATTTTCATGATGATGCAGACATTGAAGGGCACATTCGATGACGCTCAGGTGGGCGAGATCAGGGGCGAGAAAAGTTCTGGGCTGATACTGCCTGACTGAACTGATATACTGATGTGGCAGGGGTGCATCTTCCACGGAGAATCCGATGAGAGTGAATTATCGTAAGCCCCCATCCAAACCCAAGGCGCTCGTAGCGAAGAAACCGCCGAGCAAAACAAAGCAGCTCGGTAGGGCGCTTGGCAAGGCGTCCGCAGATGCCACAGCAGCTGACCAGAAGGCAGCAGCTGATGCCACTGGGTTCAAGAATCGATCTGCGAAGATGAGTGCGAGGCGCAAGAGGCTTCAACAGGGCACTCCGGGCAAGGCGCAGAAAATCATCAAGCAGAGGCGAGTCTGATGCGCACAGGATTCAAGTGGCTCATTGCTGGGCTGGTAGTTGTGTTGGTGGTCTTGTTTCTCGCCCCTATCGTGCAGGGCTGGTTCGTGATGATGTAGCGGGATGCTTGGCTACCAAATAAACCTCAAAAAACTATGCCGAAACCAGAGATTTAACGAGTCTCAGGTGGTATCCTCTGAGCTGGTATTTCCACAAGGAGCCGTGCCGAATGCACAGATACTTTGGATAAGGGTCGAGCTGACCAGTGGTGAGCGAAAATTCATCACTGTGCCATTGGCGCAATTCTACGAGTACATCGACCTGCCAGAGTCAAGCATCGGTGGTTGGACAGATGGCGACAGAGGATCGGATTATTCAGGACTTGACTCCCGGCATG